GCAACCTACCCCAGACTAACAGGTTACAACAAGGAATAAGTAAAATATGTGTTTAAATTTGCTAAAGCCTTGCACAACAACAGGTTACAAGCACACCCCAGAACACCCCAATCAGCGTTTTTGGTCTAATAATGCATATGGGCCCGCAAAGTCTCGCAGAAATAGCTTGACGAAGTTCCAGTAGGTGGTGTAAATCGCTATACATCTACCGATTACTTACGGGGCGGTACCGAGGCATACAGAGGATTTGACTGTGCAGCAATGTCCCGTAAATCCCGAGCAACCACAGACTTACACCAATCCAACGCAAATACAAACCGCGCACAACAAGCGCGATTATCGTGAGTGCCATAGCATAGGCCAAGCCAAGATCGTCCAACACAGCCAATTCTGGAGGATGCGCAAATGACGATGACAATGCAAGATGTCAAGCAGGGGCGTGCCAAAGGACCAGGAGGGCCACCCAGGATATTCGAGACACCTGAACAGATGCAAGAGCGCATCGATGACTATTTCGCACAAGAGGGCCCCAAGAGCGTCTATGGCCTGTCGCTGCATCTCGGATTCAACCACTACCAGAAGCTCCTGAACTATCAGGTGAGGGATGAGTTCCATGATACCGTCATGCGCGCGAAACAGCGGATCATGGCTTATTACGATGAAATAGGGCATACGAGCAAGGGTGCGGGCCATTTCTGTGACAGGATGCTCACCAGAATGGGACATGCAGCGATAGAAGTGCAGCTCGATGCGCACGACGTAGCCACCTTGGGTGATCTGGCTGCCAAGCTGGGCGGCGCAGACCCCAGCAAGGTCCTACCTGAACCTCCTGCGGCATTGCCCGTGGAGTCTATCACACGTGATGCAGAGCCTACACAGTCTATGGTAGGGGAGGATAGCCATGATGACCTCACACCATAGCCATCAGGGGCATGTGAGCCGGCAGGCGGCGACCATGACACCCACAGGGGGGGTGTACTTTGTAAACGACGGGGCGGGGTATAGAACGGGAGAAGCACATAGGGCTTCTCGCTCGCTCTGCTTCTCATTATCCTGCGTACATTTTCGGTTACATTCTGAAAAAAATACAGATTTTGCGCATTTTGGTAGTTTAGGTAAGCTGGAGACAGATAATGGAATGGAGTAGTGTGAAGGATGAAATGAAATCATTCTTTGGATTGATTGTGGCTTTGGTAGCCGTGGCGGTGTTGGCGGTGGCGGTGTTGGCCACCGACTTCATATTCACGACAGAGGCGGACACTGACTGGCAGCCGGATCGGGCGACGATAACGCCGGGCCCGGTCGCCTACAGCGGCCTTGTGGCAGACGCCGATAGTAGTGGTTGGTCTGAATCCGGGGTCATATCGGCTGATGGCATCGACTATGAGTTCGAGTGGAACGACGAGGAGAATGAGCACAACCTAACGGACGCCTCCATTCGCGCGCTGGCTGAGACCGGGCGTCTGTGTGAGGTATTGGGCCATCAGTGGCGTGAAGGGCGACCCGGCGAAGGGTACGACCCTGATTTGGGCTTGACGTTGAAGTACGCAGACTATCATCCGGGCACCTTCTATCGCACCTGTACCATTTGCGGTACGTGCGAGTCGCGCTTTCTGTCCGATTGGTCCAGTGAGGCAGGGGACGAGGAATGACAGATCGAACGACAATTGAAGAATCGCTCAAGATGATATTTCGCCTGCCGATGGCTCAGGTTCAGCACACGGACCACAGCATACGGCAGGCGGCGCAGACATACCTGCGTACCTTGTGTACCTTGGCTCGGGCGCGAATCGGCGAAGATTGTAAAGCGGCCGGCGAAGACCCGCGCGATTGGGAGGTCAAGATCACCAACGAAGTCGTCGAGGGAATGCTACAGCTTACGGTTGTTCCGCAAAGGAAACGAGGAATGAACCCGACGTAGGAGAGTACGAAGCCCGCTTTGGGGCCGTGAGACAGCCTTCGAAGCCATAGGGGCCTGTGGAGCAAATGGTCGCATTGACCGATACAGAACGAGTAGTAGCCGAGCGGTTATTCCGATACGGGGCCGATCCGCGCGGTTTCACTATCCACATTCTCAACCATCCCGCCGAGTACTACTGGCCGAAGATGCAGGAAGTGGCCGAGAGCGTGCGCGACTATCAGTTGACCGCCGTCCCCGCCGGCCACTCGGTCAGTAAGGCGTTAGAAGTTAGCACTCCGATTCTCACGCCGTCTGGTTTTGTCTCGATGTCGAACCTTGCCGCCGGTGATATTGTCTACGGCGAATACGGCCAGCGTATTCATGTCACGGGTCGTTCTCCGGTCCGGCGTCGCCTGTCGTATGAATTGACCTTTGACGACGGGGCTTCTTTACTTGCCTGCGACGAACACTTGTGGGCGGCGCACGATTATGTGTCTCGTACGCACATGCGTCGCCAGTGCCGTCAGGAGTATCGAGCGTCCTGGTCTTCGTCGCGCCTTGTGAACACGCTGGGGATTGCTTCGGCGTTACGCCACAACGGCCAGACCAATTGGTCCATTCCCGTTGCTTCTGCCGTGCGTGGTCGGTCCCATCTGTCGGGCGCTTATACGATTGGTTTTTGGTTGGGCGACGGCTGTCGGGGCACTGCGGTGGTGACGATTGGCGATGGCGATGCACCGGAGGTGTTATCTCGGATTGCGGCCGATGGTTTTTCGTGTAGCCGTCAGCCCTCTGCCGACCAGGAGAATTGCAAGAATTACACCATCCACGGTTTGCGTGGTCTCTTGCGTAGGTATGGTATTTTCAAGGACAAGCGCATCCTGGTTCGCTGGTTGCGCTTGCGGTACGAAGATCGACTGGCGTTATTGCGCGGGTACATGGACGCCGACGGCTGGCGTCTGGCCCATGGCAAATCCGCTGCTGTTGGCACGACGGACCGGCGCATGTACGAGACGGTTGTTCCGTTCGTTGCCTCCTTCGGAAACAAGGTCTTTTGTAAGACGGAGACCATAACATACAAAGGTCAGCCGAAACTCGTATACAAGCTGAACTTCACGCCTCGTGACCAGCCGTTTTGTTTGGCGCGAAAGCAATTACAGAACAGCCTCAGCGTTCACGCACGCCGGCGACAGACGGCTCGCATGATCTTGGATTGTCAACCTGTCGGCGAAAAGGATGTCTGCTGTATTGAGACCGACAACCCAAGCGGTCTGTATTTGGCTGGTCCTCATTTGGTGCCGACCCATAACACCCACGGCGCCGGGCGTATCGTTCCCTGGTTCAAGACTTGCTATCAGCCGTCCACGGTGATTACGACGGCCCCGTCGGACAATCAGGTTCGCAATCAGCTCTGGCGTCAGATACACGGGGCGTATGCGGCAGCCAACGGTGTGCTGGGCGGGAAGATGACGGCGTTGCAGTGGGACCTGCGGCCCTCGGACGAGGTATTGCAGCAGATGGACCCGGCGGAGCGGCAATGGTGGTTCTTGAACTTCGCCATGGGCTTTTCGACGTCTCCGGACACCGTGAGCGAACACGCAACCAAGATCGCTGGCTGGCACAACCGCTGGATGCTCATCGTCCTTGATGAGGCGTGCGGCATTGCCCCCCCGATTTGGCGGACGGTCATGGACGCACTGGTCATCAACGAACAAGTCAAGGTCCTGGCTATCGGCAATCCCACGGACCCGGAAGCGGAGTTCGCGGCGGCCTGCCGCTTGAACGGTTCCCTGGAACATCTCGCCGCGCCCAACGGGGACATGCGCGGGCCTTCCGTATCCTACATGGGCGACGAAGGCTGGCATGTGGTACCCGTCTCCGTTTTTGATACCCCCAACTACAAGGAAGGCACAGAACGGATTCCCGGTTTGGCGGGGCGCTCGTACGTCACACTGATTGAGAAGAAGCATCCTCCCGGCAGTAACGGCTGGCTGATTCGGCTGCGCGGGGCCTTCCCTTCGCACAAGGAGGGCACGTACTACGGGTACGAGCTGTCCCAGGCCAAGAGCCAGAACCGCATCGGCCGCTTCCCCCATGATCCCACCTTCCCGGTCTACTGCTTCGCCGATCTCGGGGACGTTTACACGGCGGCGATTTGGGTGCAGTTCATTCGCGACCGCGTTCGGGTCATCGGCGATTACTGGGACAATAACGGCATCGTGAAGGTGCTCGGCGATACCCACACGGTAGATGGGGCCGGGGCCGAGGCGTTCGCCCGCGCCATGCACAGCGTTCCTTACACCTGGGGCAAGCAGCATTACGCCGGGCCCGACCTGACCGGCAGTAACGCCAAGAAGTTCGGCCAGTCCGGCCAGACGACGCAGACGCTGCTGCGCAGTCTCGGCTTCAATTTCCAGCCGTGCGAGAACGTAGGTTTCAACGAGGGCATTCAGAGCGTTCGCAATCTCTTCCCGCTTTTGGATATCGACGCCGCCGGCGCAGCTACCTTTGTCAAGGCCATTACCGGCTACCACAAGGCCAAGAACGCCGGGCTCAGTACGCAGGACGAGGCGGCCTTCCACAATCAGCCGGCGGCTACCTGGCACCGGCACACGGCCGACGCGCTGCGGCACTTGGCCGTCGCCTACGAGTACAATACGATCAACGGGCAATACCTCGGGTCCAAGCGGGTCATCGCCCAGTACCGTACTATCCAGCGCGGCAAGCGCGGTAAATATGACCCGATGGAATGGGTCGCATAAGGAGACAGACATGATTGCACCGATAGCACAAGCCGTTAAGAGGATGCCGTTGTTGCTGGCGTGTAAATGCGCCCGGCACGCGGTAGTACTACCGCGCGGCGAGGGGAAAATGGTATGGGCCTGCTCGGCGTGCGGGGCCGGTCAGGAAGTGGAGTTCGGACGTGACGACCGCAACCCGGCGGGCGTGCAGTTCGGCTCGCGCCGCCGCCCGGTAGAGTTGGAATGCCCCTGCGGCCAGAAGGACCTGATTGTCCTGCCGTTGGGCAAGGGGACGCTCGTCTGGTCGTGCGGGCACTGCAAGCAGCGCTGGCGCATTGATTTTACCCCTACGACCGAGCAGATCGCCAAGGGCGTGAAGATCGTGGCGCCGTTTGAGAAGGAGCCGAGCTGATGAGTTCGCAAAAGCCGTCCAAGGAGAAGTAACTGACGGCATAACCGATCCAAAAAAGATGACGGCACAGGCGGGTCGCTCCCGCTGAGATGCCTTAACCATCGCGACCGTTAAGGGGCCGCGTCGGGCGTACCGCACGCTTGGACGCGGCCCCTTCTTTTTTGGATCGCAATAGAGGATACAGATGGCAGACCGCACGACAGTAGAGAATAAGAAGGCCGGGCAGGCGCAGCTCGCCGGGAAGTCCCTGGCCCAGCGGGTAGAGCAGCGTCACAAGAACTGGACGGGCTCGACCGAGCGCAACAACTTCGAGCTGCGCGTTCGCGACGTCATCAAGTATTGCCGCCCGGATCTGCGGCAGTATATCTCGGGCGCGCCGGGCAAGTCGCGCGGCGCCGAGATCTATACGAACAAGCCGCAAACGGACTTGGAGCACGCCTCCGACGCCTTCTGCGGCAACGTCTTTCTGCAATTCGGCTGGTTCAAGTTCTCCACCGGCGTACCGGAACTCGACGCCGACAACGAGACGCAGAAATGGTCCCAGCGGCAGGAAGATCATATGTACCGCACCTATGCGGATCGCGGCTTCTACGAGGTGATGCCGCCGCTGGCGATGGACGCCTTTAGCCTGGGCGAAGGGGCGATGTTCCTCGGGCTCGAGGACGACGGACCGTCCTACGAATACTGCGAGATGATGGCTACCTGGTTTCGTCGCGACCGGCGGGGCCGCATTACGGCCATGCACCGTCGCCATGACTTTAGCGCTGCCGAAGCCTACGAGCGCTGGGGTCTGGATTGCTCCGACGAGCTGGTGCGCTGCGCTACGGGCAGCGATAACGACCGTCGCTTCAGCTTCATTCAGGCCGTCTACTCCGCCACCGACCCGATCCTGCATGGCATAACCCTGCCGAAGACCGAACGCGGGGACGATTTCGTGCAAATCTGGATACAGGAGCGGTCGCGAAAGAACGAGTTGCCCGGTGACGCCTTGCAAGGCGTGCTCGGCAAGCTGGAAACCTATCCCGAGATGCCGCTGATCTCGTGGCCCTACTGGTGGAAGAACAATGAGACGTACGGCCGGGCCGCCCTGCACCTCGCGACGGTGATGCGCCTGCAAGGCTTCGCTAAGGATACCATGCTGGCCAGTCAGCGGCTCGTGGCTCCGCCTCTGGTCGGCTCGCGCAGCTTAGCCGATGCGCTGGACCTGAGCGGCGACGGCGTGACCTGGAAGGACAATCCCGGCGATAGCCTGGAGCCGGTCTACAAGGGGGCGATACGCTACGATTTCGGTGTGGATCTCATTCAGCGCACAGGCGAGGAAATCGAGAACATGCTGCACCTGCCCGTCTTCAAGGCCATGACCTACATGGCGCAGCAAAATATGCGAGTGGACCAGGTACTGGAGATCATCGGCGAGAAGGCCGCGTCTCTGATGGGCCGCCTGGGCCTGCTGGACAGGCTGTTCCTACAGCGGGTTCACGAGCGGACCTGGGCCATCGAATGGCGGGCCGGGCGGATCGAGCCGCCGCCGGCGAAAGTCGCGGAGTACATGGAACGCCGTCAGGAACAGAACGCCGTCCAGGGCCGTCACGAGTCGGGTATGCCGCTGCGAGTGCAGTACAAAGGCCCGCTGTCCTACGCTCAGGAGTCCCTGTTCCTGCGCCGCCGAGTGGCGATGGGCCTGAGCGGGGTGCGTGTACTGTCCGAAATGGGGCCGGAGATGGCCACGCAGGTCATCGACCGGATCAACGGCGACGTCGCAGCGGAATGGATTCTCGATCAGAGCGGCTTCCTCCAGGCCGCCATTGCCAGCAACGAAGACGTGAACGACCGGCGGGCAGAACGCCGCGAATTGGAACGCGCCCAAATGAACGCCGATCTCGGTAAGACGCAGAGCGAAGCGGCGCGCAACCTCAGTCAAGTAGCAAAGGAGACAGCGTGAAGACCGACGCTTCCGTAGCAGTTGCACAGATCTTGCGGCGGGACATCTCCGGTGATGCCGCCCATATCGTCGCGGCGATGGGGCACCTTGATATGGGCGCCCGCGTCGCGGACCACGACCAGGTGGTCGAGCAGAACTTCGCCAAGCGGCTCTTGCAGGCCGCCGGCTATCAAATTGACCTGATTCAGAAGAAGGAGACACCTAATGCCGACTGACACAGACGCGACCCTCCCAGAGGCCGAACCGACGACCAAGTGGTACGAGGACGAATCCTGGGGCTTCGACCCGGACGAGCATTTGCCTACCGTCTCGCGCTATGATACTCGCCAGGCGTTCGGCCGGGCGTTTTTCGAGCAGCGTAAGAAGATCAGCGAGCAGATTGCACCGCTCGATCTGACCCAGCCGCCGGAGAAGTACCTGCCGGAACTCAAGGCCGCCCGGCTGCGGTTGGGGGCGCACGAGAACTCGGAGGACTATAAGCTGGTAGTCCCCGACGATCTCCAAGAGACGATGACGAACCGGCTGCCTACGTTCGTAGAGGACCTCAAAAAGGAGGCCGCCGAGTTCGGCTTGACCGACGTTGAGTTCGAGACCCTCGCTACGCGGCGCCTCGAAGACGTGCGCACGATCCTGGCCGCCGAGACCAAGGCCGCCGACGAAGCCACGCGGGAGAAGAACGAGCGCACGGCCCAAATGGAGGAGCTCTACGAGCGGATTTGGGGTAAGAGCACGCCGGAACACAAAGCCCACGCCGTTCAATTCGCCAAGCATTACGACGATACGCTGTTCGTCGCGGACAACGAATCGCTTAGTGAAGAGGAGCGGGGCGAAAAGGGCGGCCGCCTCGTACAGCTTCTGCGCAGCAGCGACAATCCCCTGCTGTACCGACTGTTCGCCTCGCTGCACGGCAAGCTGCTGGCCGAGCCCGGTACGCCCGACACCAGTACGATGCCCGCCGGGGGCGGGGCCTACGCCGAGCGGCTCCGTACCGTCAAGGCGATGTACCCGAAACGGCCGGAACTTTGGGACCAATTGGCCTCCGACCCGAGGGTTGAACTATGAAACTGGACGCAACTAATTTCACCTACCAGGGCCATCGACTCTGGATACAAGACGACGAGGACGGCAGCGCTCGCGCCGCGATGGACTATCGTATCGGCGAAATCGGCCAGCGCGTTCTGCTCGTTCAAGACAAGAACCTTCCCGTAGAAGAAAGGATCGTACATGGCAAAGAAGAAAGAGACACCCCAAGTGCCTGAGCCCGTCGAGGCAGAGCCCGTCGAGGCAGAGCCCGTCGAGGCAGAGCCCGTCGAGGCAGAGCCCGTCGAGGCAGAGCCCGTTGCGGCAGAGCCCGTCGAGGCGAACGTTCAGATTCGGGTCGATATTACCGGCGCTTCCGTGCACCGATTGAAGGTGCCCGCAAGCCACGTCGATGCGGCCCTGGAACGGATCGTTCGGTGCGGAATCCAACAGCCCGGCGGATCGCCCAACAAAACCCGAGTGTATCTGCCCCATCAGTTCGAGGCGGTCACAATCATTCGGTAATGTTGGGAGTACGTACCCATATGTGATGCCGCCCCGCAAGCGCGGACATCCGGTATCTGCTGAGTCTCAGATACCCCTCGTTGTGAGGTCCTGAGCAGGTAACAAGCTATCAGAGACCCCACCGCCGTAGGTGGACACCTCTCGTCGAGTGTCAATCTGATTTATCAAGGAGTTCACCTATGGCAACTGAACAAGGGCTGAGTACCTATTACAGCCTTCTCGGCCTCGCCGGTATTAAGGGCAGGGTCGTGAAGACGATGTTCGAGAAGAACCCGCCGCTCAAGGACGCGCCGGTTTTTCCCGCCAACGAGAAGATGGGCCATACCGGCACGCGAGCTACGTCCTTACCGGCCCCGACGGTGCGCAAGGTCAGTGGGTACGTTACGCCCACTACCGCGCAAATGTCGCCGTACAGTGAGGATATCAGTATCTTCGACGGCGCCTGCGCCGTACCGGCCGACGTTATCAAGCTGGAAGGCGCCTCGAAAATGGTAACGATGGAGGCCCTGCACCGCGAGGGCTTCGGCCAGGGCGTTATGAACTGGTGGTTCTACGGCGACAATAGCACCAAGCCCGAGTATTTCCGCAGCTTCGGACAGCGCTACAAGACGCCGGACAACAACGACAGCACGTACTCGCCGGAGAACCCGGACACCTCGACGGCCGCCGACGTCAACGTCTACGACGCCGAGGGCACCGGCAGCGACACCTGTAGCATCTGGTTCTTCCGCTGGGGGGCCGAACAGGTCCACGTCATTACACCCACCGGCGATACCGGCCACGGGATCGTTGAGACCGACAACGGTCGCGAGAAGCAGTGGTCCAGCGATACCTGGCGGTACGTCTATACGAAAGAGTGGGAATGGTGGCACGGCCTGGCGGTGCCCAACCAGAAGTGCGTCGCCCGTATCCGCAACATTGAGAGCTCCATCGACTCTATCAGCGCCAGTCTCAAGAAGCTGATTTTCCGTTGCGTCAACGAGGGGCTCACCGAGGGCAACGGTACGATCTGGATGTATATTCCCCGTCGCCTCAAGACCCATTTCGACGTCTTGCTCGAAGCCAAGCAGAACGTCACGTTCTCGCGGGACAATCCCTACAACGTCGAGATGCCGATGTGGGGTGGGACTATCCCCATCCAAACCTGCGATGCCCTGACGATCACCGAGACGGCCGTTGCCGCCGTCTAAGGATAAGGAGTACCTTCTTATGTTGATTGAAAACAGTTTGGGAGAATTTTCCGATGCCCAGCTCGTTAATGGCGCGGCTGCCTCTGACGCCTACCTCGATCTCGAAGTGGCCCGCCAGCAAGTCGGCCTGACCGGCGATTTGTGGCTGTGGCTGCGCACGAACGTGGCCGAGGATTTCGGTGAGAGTGAGACCTTCATTTTCGCCTTCGAGATGGACACCGAGAGTAGTTTCAGTACCCCGACGTGCCTGTTTGCCATTTGCGATAGCGACGGCAGCGCCATTGCCACCGCCGATCCGGAATCGACCCCGCTCAAGACGGCGGGCAAGACGATCTGGTGCAGCACGCTTCCGGTCCAGTGCAACCAGCGATACATTCGCTGGTACTACACGCACGCCACCGGCACGGCCGTTCTGACCGTCGATTCGCTGCTGCTCAACGGCAAGCCGCCGTTCAATGTCACGGCCGACCAGAAGTACGTGAGCAACGTCGGTACGCCGTAAGGAACGAAGCGAAAGGAGAACACTATCATGAAGAAACGCATCTTCTTTGCGGTACTGCTGGCGATGCTGTGGGGCGCTCCGCGCGCCCCGGCGGCTATGACCAACAGTGCCAGCAATATTGTCAGTCCTGACTACGTCTCGTTCATCGGCTCGATGAGTACGACGTTGGACCCGGTCTATCTGTTCGGTAACGAGGTCGAGGGTTTGCTGGAGGGCACCAGTGCCTTCGGCAATCTGCTCGATACGGATTCCTATATCCAGTTTGCCGAGATGAGCGCTCCGGGCAGTCCGGCGGCCAATCACGGCCGCCTCTACGTCGCCGACGACAGCGGGACTACCACCCTCTACTTCAAGGACTCCAGCGGCACCGTGTCGAGTTGCATTTCCGGCTCCGGCACGTTCACCGGCGGTGCAATCAGCAGCGACGTGACCCTGGCGAACGGGGTGGACATCTACAGCTCCACAACCGCCGCCCATACCAGCAGCATCGGCGTGCGTCGTGATTCTGCCTACGTAGACGCTTTTCGCTGGACGAACCACGACACCACGCCGGCCCTGGTCCTGGGGTCTGCGACAACCTCGTTAGCCGTCACTTCAACGGGCCTGAACGTTACGACCGCCGGCGCCGTTACGGGCGTAACCGATCTGACGGCGACCGGGACGCAGACGATCAACGCCAGCGGCTCGGACGCCACCAATATCGGCACCGGGTCCTATTCCGGTACGGTAACGCTCGGCAACAACTCCGCCAGTGTCGCCGTCGGCTCCTCGGCCTGGGACATTAGTAGCGACGGGGCCATGAGCGGCTTTTCCAGCCTCGGCCTGTCCGGTGATATTACGATGGCCCACGGCAAAGGCGTTAAATCCTCGACGACCACCGCTCAGAGCGTGGGCGTCTACGGGTACGACGTCGGCGCCGGCTACGTGGGGGCCCTGGTCGTTACCAATTCCGCTACTCCGGCCACCGTCTTGGGCAATACCAGTGGCACTACGGCCATTTCGTCCAGCGATTGGACGGTGAGCACCGCCGGCAACGCGGCCGGGCTCGGTACGATCACCTCGGACGGGCTCTTTACCTGTACCGGCGGCGAGACGATGACGGGAACGGTGTCGATCAACGACAGCGCGACCACGTCCACCACCAGTATCGGGGGCGGTACGACCACGGGCACCATTACCATCGGTGGCACCGGGACGCAAGCCGTGGACATCGGCAATGGGGCCGGCATCAAAACCGTGGCCCTCGGCAGCAGTACCACGTCGAGTACGACCACGATCAAGGGCGGCTCCAACGGCGTCAACGTCAACGTCTCGGCCGACGACCCCACCAATATCAATACGGGCACCTCGACCGGCACGGTGACAATCGGCGGCACCGGCGCACTGGCCATTGCCATCGGCGACGGCGGGACCGGGGCCAAGACGATTACCCTGGGCGACGGCGCGGGGGCTGGCTCGACGACCATCAAGGCCGGAACGGGCAACCTCGACCTATCCGCCGTCGATGACGTTTCACTCAACGGCGGCTCCGCCGGCTCTATTATCGCCATCGGCACCAACACCCACGGCAACGTCCTGAATATCGCTACGGATGACACCGCGCTCGACGACATCAACATTGGTAGCGCCAAGGACACTCCCACGATTCTCGGCTCGGCCATTGTTATCACGGCCGGGACGGACAATCTGGCCATGAGTGCGACCGATGACGTGAGCTTGAACGGCGGGTCCGCCGGTTCAATCCTGAACCTGATGACCAATACCCACGGCAACGTCCTGAATATCGCTACGGACGACACCGCGCTGGATGACATCAACATCGGCAGTGCTAAGGATACGCCGACGATTCTCGGTGCGACCATCGTCGTGACCGCCGGGGACGGCGATCTTACAATGAGTTCGAACGACGACGTCACGCTCAACGGGGGTAGCGCCGGCTCGATTATCAATATCGGGACGAACACCCACGGCAACGCGATCAACGTCGGCACCAACAACACGACCGCCGATACCATTGCCGTCGGCAGTGCCAAGGACACCGTTACCGTCGATGGTATCTCCACCACTATTGGTTCGACGGGCACGACCTCGGCGACCATCATCCAGTCGGGCACGTCCGACCTCGACATCAACGCCGGGGCCGCCCTGGACATCGACGCGGCGACAACTCTCGATATCCTGGCCGGGGGCGCCTTCTCCATCGACGGCTCCAACGCCGCCAGTAACATCTCCCTGGCGACGAACGGCGACAGCGACGACTTCACCATCGGTCTGACCGGCGCCACCAATTCCAGCATCCTACTCAACAGCACGGGTACGGGCACCGATGCGATTGGGCTGACGGCCGGGGCTGGGGGCATTACCGCGAGCGCTGCGACCGGGGCCGTCGCCCTGTCCGGTCTCACCGGCAATACCATCACGGCTACCGCCGTCGCCGACGGCGCCAAGGGCACGACGCTGTCCGGCTCCATCGCCGGGGCGACCGCCTCCGAAGGCGTCGGGGCGTACGTCGAGGGCAATATCACCGGCAATACGGACGGGAAGGTCTATGCCTTCGGTTCCTGGCTCAACGTCACTGCCGGTACGCCGACCGACGGGAGCGACGCCATCCTCGCCGGAGCGGACGTCGGTATCTACGCCGCCGCCGCGCCGGAACTGGTGAACTGCAAGCTGCGCGTCTTGAACCTGGAGTATCAGGTCCACGCGGACGCCGGGCCGATCGACGACACCACGTCGATGATCCACTTCAACGCCGATTCCGGCGGGGACGTGCCCGACTACCTGTTCACGTTCGGCAATGCGGACGCCGCTGTATACACGGCCAATACGACGCATACAGCGGCCAATACCGATAAGATCGGCGCCATCAAGATCAGCATTACTGGCACCGCCGAGAACGCTTACCTCTACGTTTATAGCCATGCCGGACAGTAAGGAGCTTGTGTAATGCGAAAGATTGCTACGTTGATAGGGGTCATCTTCTTGTCGGGCTGCACGATGACGCTGCACTCCAATGACCCCATGCAAGAGGCCCTGCGCGCTACGAAGGCGCGCATCAGTCAGATGAAGGTGATTAAGACCGAAGAGCAACTGACACACGACATCCTCCAACTGCGCCGAGACAATGCCCGGCTCAAGCTGGAGATGCAGGCCCCTCCGGTCATCGAAGGGCAGTTCATCCCGACGGAAGAGCTGCCGGAACAGAAATAGGTTGTTTTTCCGGTGCAGTCCGGGCGGGTCATCCTGTCTCCGCCCGTCTCGGACTGCGCCCTTTAGGATTGGACTCATGCTGACAGAACACAAACTAACGCTGACGACCAACAGCGGCGGAATCGCCACAGGGTACTTCCCTTCCGTCTCCGGCTATATCGTGCGGATGCGCTACGTCAAAGTGGACTTCGCCGACGGTGTGGATTTCACTATCACTTTGAATACTGCCGGGGAAACCGTCTGGACGCAACTCACCCAGAACGCCTCTGCCATAAAGTATCCGCGTATCGGTCTTCACAGTAACGCCGGCGTGGCCCTGCTCTTTGAGGGCGCCAACACGCAAACCGACCGTATCCCCTTGCACAACGATAAGGTCAAGGTGGCCGTGGCCGAGGGCGGAAGCGGTAAGAGTGGAGACTTCTACCTGCTCGTAGAGGAGTAATCTGATGCAGTGCGTGATTCCGGATCAAGCCAATACGGTCTACGCCACCGTTATCGCGCGGGCCGACCACAGTCCCATTACCACCGGGGATGTGTACTTCTACCTGCGCTGCACCGCCGGGGACCAGGCGGGCAAATACTGGATCGCCTCGACATCGGCCTGGAGTTCGACCAAGGGCTCGGCGGGGACCGCTACGCACGTTGACGACGGTCTGTACTCGCTGTCCATCGCCGCCGGGGCCTGGCCCGATTACGAGAGCGAATGGCGCTTGAGCTGGGAGGAGAGCGGCGACCTGCACAAGCCCGAATCCGACCAGGTCATCCCACGCGCTTCGGGCGTGCTGTCGCTGGTAAGCTACGGGGCGTACGAGACGGAGATTGCCAATATGGCCCTGGCCATGCTGGGCGGGGCGACGGACGCGTCGCAATCGGCGATTTCCGATATCAGCGATGGGGGCAACCCGACGGCCGTTTGGTGCGAGAGGCTCTTTCGCACCGCGACGGAACATGCCTTACTGGACCTGCGCCCGCCGGAAGCGGTCAAGTACGACGAGATTACCGCACTGTCATCCTACGACGATTTCCCCGGCAACGAGGACGCCGAACTGTACGTCTACAACATTCCTTCCGATTGCGTGGCGATCATTGCGGTCGTGGACCGCGATCTGCGGACCTCGGACAACGGAATTGATCCGGAAGAAACGGAATACTGGTACAACGAGGCGGGCGACCAGTTCGTTACCGATCAGGAGGCTGCCGACGTCTACCTCAAGTACGTGCGGCGGATCGGCGACGCCAGCAAGTTCTCCCACGGCCTCAAGCTGGTGATTGCCGGCTACTTGGCGTTCCTATTGGCCGGGGCGATGGGCAAAACGAAGTTCCGGTTAGAGCTATTGAAGCTCTACGATTTCCAACTGGGCCAGGCCCGCCGGTATACGGGTCAGCGGAAACGCAAACGGATCACCCCGCAACCGTGGATCGATATTGCCGCGTCCGGCGACGCGAAGCCTACAGTGGAGCTACCGTAATGGCCTTTTTGAGTTTGGTGCAGAGTTTGATGAGGGGCAGTATCCAGTCCCCGGAGATGCCCGGTTACGGGTCCGCCGAGATTCTCGCCGCCCAGGAACGACGCAAGCGGCGCATGGGCCGGCAGACGACGCGGAGCAGTCTCAATATTACCGGCGGCCTGTTCGGTCCGGCGTCGGTGGGCAACGGAAAGATGCTGGGACTATGAAAACAATCGTTATCATTCTCTGCCTGGCCGCGACGGCGGCGGGCAGTACCTTGAGCGTGCCGCACACGGGCTTTGTCGGCGGGGAACTGTCCCCGTTGCTGCACGGACGCTTCGATCTGCCGCAGTATCGCACCGGCTGTCAGACGTTGGAGAATATGTTGGTGGTCGGGACCGGCGCGGCGACGCGGCGGCCGGGCAGTGTCTACGTTGCCGGCGCGCGGGGTACGGCGGCGGCGCGCCTGATGCCCTTCATTTACTCGGAGACGGACGCCTATATCCTCGAGTTCACCAATCTGAAACTGCGCTTCTATCGCAGCGGCGCCCAGATTGTGAGCGGGGACAGCGCCTATGAGATTGCCACCGTATTCACAACCGCCGATCTGTTCGAGATCCAGGCGTACCAGTTCGCCGACGTCATGTACCTGGTACAGGAGGATCACCCGCCGCAGAAGCTCACACGTGCCGGGCATTCATCCTGGACCATTGCCGACGTGGACTTTACCGACGGGCCGTTCTTAGACGAGGACGAAACGGGCACGACGATGACCGCCAGTAACATTAGCGGCTCTATCACCATTACCGCCAGCGCCGATACGTTCGCAGCGACCGACGTCGGCCGCTTGATCGCCCTCCAGGTGCTTATGGACTCGCGTCTCACCGGCTGGGGCAATGTGAGAGAATGGCGGGAGGAAGTAGCCTGGCCGTACAGCGAATTGACGACGTGGAAGGCGTACCGCGAAACGGCCGTCTTCGACGAGAGCGGAGATGTCAGTAAGCCGATCATGTTGGGGGAAGGCCAGGGGTTCGCCGTTACCGCCCAGTCCACGACGTTCAAAGGGCAAGTCACCTTGCAGGTCTTACTGGACTTCGATAGCGACGATTACACCTCACCCTATACGTGGGCCGCCGGCGAGATCGAATCGGATTATACGACGGAAACGACAACGGCAACGTCCTGGAACCTCGAATACAGCGACGTCGCAAGCTGGGGCGAAAACGTACTGATCCGTCTGGCCTGTACCGACTACACGTCCGGCACTTTGAGAGTGACGATGGAGCGGCAGGAGGCGTCGTATCCGGGCATGGCCGAGATTACCGCCTATACGAGCGCCAAGGTAGTCTCGGCAACGGTCAAGGACGAACTGCCCGCGACGGATTACGACTCCAATTGGAAGTGTATCACGAAATACTGGCGACTGGGGGCCTGGGGCAGTGCGGTAGGCTATCCGACGTCGGTCACAATGCACTCCGGACGCATGGTCTACGCCAAGGATCTCGATCTGTACTTCACCTCTGTCGAGAACCTGGAGAGCTTCCGGCCGGGTATGGAGGACGACGACGCCTTCTGGTACACAATGAGCGAGTCCCGCCAGGACTACATCCAATGGCTGCTCGGCGACCATCGCAATACGCTACTGGCGGGGACCTTGAGCAAGGTCTACGAGATCGGGCAGGCGTACCAGCCGACGGCCCCGCCGGTCGTGCAATCGGCCTACGCGCAGAGCTGCATGGCCCATGTGCCGGTGCAGGCGTCCAATATGTTCCTCGGCCTGGACCGGACGGGTACGCACGTCTTCGAGTGCTTCTACAACGATACCCAACGCGCCTATATCGGGGCCGATCTGACGCAGTTGGCCGAGCACGTTCTGGAAGACGGCGTCGTGCAAATGGCCTTTCAGGAGACGCCCTATCCGACCCTTTGGTGCGTGTGCGGTAACGGCGAACTGGCGACCATGTACTACCGGCCGGAGTACGAGATTGTCGCCTGGTCTCGGCAAGTGACCGACGGCGACTATACCTCGGTAGCCGTTATCCCCCAGGCCAGCGGGCCCGACCAGGTCTGGACGGTGGTCAATCGCGAGATCGACGGCACCGATACGTACATGGTCGAATACTTCGACGATCTGGATCTGGACGCCGACATTTCCGACTGTTACTACGTGGACTCCGGTACGACCTTCGACGGCGGGGCGGCGGTCGATATCAGTGGGATTACCCAGGCCGACCCCGGCGTAGTGACCGTATCGTCCTGGCCTTCCGGCCTGAACGACGGGGACAACGTCTACATTACGTCCGTCTCGGGCATGACGGAGATCAACAATCGTATCTTCACTGTGGACGATGCGACGGAAGGGTCCAAGACCTTCAGTCTCGACAGTACGGGCGATGCCGATTGGGATACCAGCGGCTACACCGCCTACACGTCGGGCGGGACCGTACAGATCGTAGAGAACACGTTCAGCCTGTCGCACCTGGAGGGCGAATCCGTCACTGTCTATACCAACGACGGCGTAATGAGTGACGAGCTGGTCGCGAGTGGCTCGGTAACGGCCGATGACTACGCCAACCAGACGGCCGTCGGCTTGCCCTTTACCTCCATCCTGGCCCCGGAGCCCTCGGACCTCACGTTCTATACCGGCACGACGATGAGTCGGTCCAAGAAGATTACCGGCCTGTACCTGAACGTGTATTGCTCGATGGGCGGGTCGTTCGGCGTCAATAGTGACAATCTCTACGAAATCGACTGGTCCAACACCCGTTCGGGCCTGGCCTGGACCAGCGGGACGGAACTTGTTACCGATTCGGTCGTTTTGCCCCCGTTCGGCGGCTGGCGGCGCGAGGCGGAATATCGCCTGGTGGTGGATGAGCCGTGGCCCTTTACCGTGCGCGTGCTCGCACCCATATACGAGGTGGAATGAATGAATCCAGCAATGATAGCAATGTTGATGCAGGTCGGCGGCAAGGGACTCGAAGGGTACGCCGCCAAGCGCTCGCATGACGCCGCCGCGTCCGATGCCAAGGCGCACGCGGCATCGTACTGGGCTCGGGCCAGGGAGACGGCCCAACGGGCGGCCTACGAATCGTGGCGCACCTCGCTCGGGATCAACCGTGCGATGGGCTCGATCACGAACGAACTGGCACGCAGCGGCGTGGAGATGCGCGGCAGCGCTACCGATTTGCTTCGTACCAGCCTGCGGGAAATGACGCTGGACAAACTTATGACCTGGCGGGATCGCAAGACGCAGGTCAACGCAGACCGTATCCGTGCCTATTACGCCAAGAAGCAAGCGAAGAGCGCTAAGAAGCAGGGCAGATTGGCGATGGTGGCTGGCGGTATCAGCGCCGGTCACAGTATCGCAAGTTCAGACGTATTCGAGTAGAGCCGATGCCGATTTACATACCATATTCCAAGAGAGTGCCTCAAGGCAGTCAAGCCGTGCCGCCGCCGTCGGGTTCAGGTCGAGTGTGGCGCGGCGTGGCCGATATGGGGGCCGCGATTGCGGCGCTGGGGGCCGACTGGCAGAAACGGCTCGAGCGGGAGAAGGACGAGCGCGACGGCCAGAAGCTCAGTGATACCAAGGTTGCGACCCATGTTGCAATGGCGACATGGATGCGTGATCGCCTGAACGACCCGGAACTCACGAACGAGGATTTTGAGTGGGGCGCCGGGCAGTATGGAATCGCCCACGACCAGACGGTCCAGAAGGCAATGGAACAGTTGCCGGAATCGGTACGGGACGAATTCATGTCGTACAGCGATCAGATGCGCGAGAAAAATCTCTATGCCTATACCACCAATTTGCAGGCCGTCGAGCGTGGTTATCGCCAGGACCAGTCTCGTCAGCAGATTCTCTCCCTGTGTCATACGCACGATGAGGAGGGCCTCAAGGAGGCGATTGCACATAACTTGAAGTGGTGGCCGAAAGACGAGCAGGCCGAGTTCCTGGATTGGGCCAAGTCCGAGTTCCTTTACAAGTTGGCGGAGAAGGACCCGGATATGGCACTCGCCTCCCTAACGCCCGATATGTTCTCAACGGCGGGCCTGGCCGATAGGGTGCGCAAGGTGATTGCCGACGCCGAAGACGCGCAGGAGAAAGAGGCCGAGCGGGAGAGAAAGCAAGCGGTCCTCGATGCGGGCCGGCAAGCCTATGCCGATATGGTTACGTACCGCACGAGCGGGGGCGAGCAGGGACAGATGCACTCCATCGTTGATTTGGCGCAACTCTACGCCGCCGGCGGCATTGGCAAGGAGGCCTACGATGCCTGTATGTCGGTCTGGGAAGATAAGGCCAAACCCGGTATCAGTAAACGCCGGCAAGCCTACGACCGAATCAGTACCGCCCTGGACCACTACCGGCGCGGCGATATCTCCGAGGACGAGTACGAGAAAATCCGCCTGCGCGAGAGCCCGTACCTCGATGATACCGACGCCAAATACTTCATTCGCCAGCGGGGGGACGTTTACGATAAGGCCGTTGCCGACCTGCGGCGTACGGCCATTGCCGACGCGACCAAAATCTTGGCGCAAGCCCCGCCAGACAATACCTACGAACCGTTCCCCGTGGAGCAGCAGATTGCCATGCGCGGCGAAGTGGGACGGCGTATGGACGTCTGGGTCGAGCGAAACTTCACCAAGGACAAGCCTATCGACCGGGCGGCGTACGAGCGGGAAGTCCGGGCCACTATCCTGGAAGTGCGCGAGACGTGGGACGCGGAGCCCGAAGAGGAGGCCCCGGCGGAGCCGAAAACAGATGCGGAAACGATACCCACCGGGTTCGAGAAGATCTGGCCCCGACTCAGCGACAAACAGAAACAGACGGTGCGCCGTTACAGCGACGCCGAGCGAAAGGCGTTCTTGGAAGAACTCAATAAGAAGCCTGTGCCGTTAGGCATGGATATGAACGAGGTACCGACGACGAGCTTCATGCGATAGGACATGGCGACCTTTACGACCAAACAGATTGACGATGCCTTCGCCGCCGCCGATACGGTCAACAGCGATATCGAGCGAGCGTTCACCGCCGCCGACGCAGCCCAGCCGAAGAAGCGACGGACGCAGTTTGGGTTCGGGGCGATGGGTCCGCGCGTCGAGCCGTTGCCGACGAAGACCCGCAGCGAAGTGGCCGCCGACATGGTGAAGGATCACGACCAGACGGGCCTGAGCTATCCGGATCTGTTCGGCATCTACGATCAGGCCGGCTCGCAGAGCGATAAGGCTGCCGCCCTGGACCAGCTCATTCTGCGCCGTCAGTATCGCGGCGTCCTGGACGAAATCGGGATGGGACTGGAATCGGGGGCCGCCAATGTGGAGGGCAGCGCCGCAGGGACGCTCGGCAGCGCACTGCGCCGCGTGGCCCGGTCGCCGTTGTTCTACGGCCTCACGCGGTTTGGTCCGTTCAACTATGATGCCGCAAAGGTGGAGCGGGTCGGGGCGGCGTGGGACGATTACGCCCAGCAGCTCTACGACTATTCCAGTTCGCCGCTCTTTCAGCCTGGCAAAGGGGCCGGGGCCGGGGGCTGGCTGGCCAATACCGTCGCGAAAACGGCGCCCATGATGGGTCTGGCGACCGGGGCGACCTTGGCGACCGGCGGGGCGGCCGGGGGCTTTCTCGTCGGGGCCGTGGTGGAGGGCGATAACGCCTACCGCGAAGCCCTGGCCGACGGCGCGTCCGAGGAAGAGGCGCAGATGGCCCGCTACGTCGTGGGAACGGTCAACGGCGTGATTGAAGTAGCGCAGGTCGGCCACATTATGAAGCTGGGCAAGGGCGCTTCCAAGGCGGTTGCCAAGGAGTTCGCCGGCGAGGCCAGCGATCGCGCCTTGAAGAAGATTGCCCGCGTGGTCGGCAAGCTCGGGAAACAGCATATTGAAGCCTCGATCAAGGAGGGACTCGAAGAAGTGGCCCAGGAATGGGTCGGGGCCGGGGCCGCAACGATCATCTACGATAAAGATATCGACGTTGAGGACATGATAACACGGCGCTCCCCGACGGCCTTCGCCGGGGGGGCCGGGGCGGGGTTCTTCTTAGGCGGCGGGTCGCTGGTCTTCAACGCCGCCACAGAGATCGCCGAGGCGACGACCCCGGCTCAGGCAGAGCCCGAAATCCCGCAGATGCCGATGGTCGCTACAAAGGAGACGTACGATGCGGCCGTAGCCGAACGGGAGAAAGCGGTCGCCGCACAGCAAGCCGAGACCAAACCCGAAGCCAAACCGACCGAAGAAAAACAGACCCCGCCCCCGGCCACACCCACCGAGCCGACCGTTGAGGCAAAAGCGCCGGGGGAGGCGGGGCCTGGGGAATGGACAGAGGAAATAAGCCCTAAGACGGGCGACATCACCAAGAGAATCCGAGGAGTAGTCCCAAAAGGAGAAGAAGGCGAAGGGGGGGCGATAGAGGTTACGCTAACATTCAACAAAGACGGAAGTCTGCGCTGGGTTACGGCGAACCACCCCGGAACTCATAATTTTGAATCACAAGTCCAGTTAGACATCGGATTTTTCCCAGACGGGGCTGGAGGCTTTCGCGCACTTACGGTCCACGATGACCCGTCTTTGGTTCTGCCGCGAATAGACGATATTATCACCCCGGCGACGCAAGAAACAATGCCGGGCGCGGCGGGGCCTGGGGAAGCCACTACCGAAAAGGAGGCCGAACATGCCGAGCGTATCCCAGAAACAGGCGAACTTCATGCGGATGTGCATGAGCAGCGCCGGGCGCAAGAAGGCCAAGAAGAAGTGCCCGCCGAAGAAGGTGGCGAGGCATTACGTACAGGCCGACCGACGACTGAATCGGTGGGGGCTGTAGAGGCCCGCGAGCCGTGGGAGATGACGAGGGAGGAATATGCCCCACCGCCTCCCGCAGGTGTTTCAGAAGAGGCTCGCCACAAGGGCATGTTGGATGTCTCCGCTGTACGGGCAGGCTACGCCGCTGTATTGCGAGGTTTGGAGCCCGCCCGGTTGGTGATTGAAAAACATGGCCGTGCGCCCTATGCGGAAGTGATTAAGGCTATGCACCGGCCGGAGGCCGAAACGCTGGAATTCAACGACGCCCGCCTGGACGCCGTCGATGCGACCGTAAGTGAATTTGAGAAGGAACTGCAAAAGTACCCGGACAACGTTCTCGAAATGGTGATGCTCTCGCGCGGTCACGGGCTTGAAGGCAAGGCGCGGGCGCTGCAACGAGAAGCCTTTGCCAAAATGCCGAAGGCGCTAAAGGACTCGAAGATTCGCCGCGCGCTGGACGAAATCGCCGATGACAATTATCGCTACCTCCAGGAAGTCGCCGGGAAGGATGTAGGTAAGGTCGAAGACTACTTCTACGGCATCTACAAGGGCGGACGCAAAGTCAGTGCTTTCCTCAAACACTGGCGGACCACCGATCGTTATACCAAGCGCAAGAGCTTTCCCACCTACGCCGACGCCAAAGCCTTCGGGCTGGAAGCGCGAACGAAGAACCCCGTAGAGAATCTGCGGAGGGAGTTTCAGGCGATTGCGCGCCGGACCGCCATGCAGCAGTTGCACGATTACATGATGGCCGAGGGCAAGGGTATCTATATTGAAGAAACAGACAAGGCGCCTGCCGATTGGGACTTTATCGGGGACCCGTTGCGACCGGAGCCGGCCTTTGTCGACGCGCGCGTTGAACCGACAATGGCCGCGCTTATCAACAGCCTGATTTCTACCAATAAGATTACGCAGAACAAAGCCCTGAACGTGATGCGCAAGGTGAACAATGCCCTGCGCAGTTTGAAGTTCATCGGCAGCGCGTTTCACGCCTGGCAGATTGCCAAGCAATCTATCGCTGATACCGGCTTCTTGGGTTTCTACAAAGGGACGTCGCGCACGGGCTTCAAGGCACTCTTTACCAACATGACGAAAGACCCCGCGCTGCGTCCTGCGTACCGGGACTATATTGAGCACGGCGGCGGCCATCAATACTCTATTGAGTCCGAGGCCCAGCGCGCCGTCAAGAGCATGATGCACGAACTCGACGCAGGGTCCAGGGTAATCCTCAAAGGCGTAGCGGCGCCGTTTAAGGTGCCCGTTGGTTTTGTGAACTGGATGTTCGAGCAGTACATCCCGGCTGTGAAGTTCGGTAAGTACCTTGATTCTGTGGGCGAAGCGGTCGGAAAGCAGGGCCGGGAGCTTACCTCGGTAGAGAAGATTGAGCTTATCAAAGAACAGCAGAATTTCTATGGCATGATGAACGAACGCCTCTTTGGCCGTAGCGGAACGGTAACGACCGCCTTACGGTTTATCTTCATGGCGCCGGGATACGCGGAGGGCAACTATCGTACGATGTTCAAGGCCGCCACCCAATGGGGACGCGGGGCTGAGGGTTACAGCGCCGGGCGGTCCCGACGCAATATCGTCAATTCGTGGGTAGTGACTGGGACGCTTGCTACCATTGGGACGATAATCCTGACTGGCAAGCCGCCTGAGAAACCGGAGGATCTGGATGATGTACGAGACCTATTGAAGATCGATACTGGCAAGAGAGACCAACACGGCGACCGGATTATGATCGATCTGGCCAGCTACGATAAAGATTACTGGAACGTGGCCTTCAATACCCTGCGCGGTCGGCCGGACAAAGCGGTTACGGAATCACTCAAGCGGATTGGCGGTATGAAGGCGACCAGCTTTGAGATGCTTCACGATGCACAATCGCTGTTTCTGGGCAAGGCGATCTACGATTGGAAGGGCGACATGGTTTATCGTCCGACCGACCCGTTCGTAGAGAAAATGGCCGAACTGTTTGCACATGAGTTACGCAGGCTGGTCCCTATTTCCGTAAGCGTATTCAGTCAGAGTCGAAACAAGGGCCTGGATGATTCAGTCGCCGCAATGGAAGCGTTGATTGGATTGCGACCGACCTATGATGAGGATACCTTGAGCAAACGTGCCGCTATGCGAGACTGCTGGGACCTTCGCGAGAAGCGCGAAGCATTGGCGTGGCGATTGGATCAGTACAAAGATCCCTGGGGGGCAATAGAGTATTACAATGAGCAGGTGAAACGGGTGCTCAAGCCCGACTTTGTGCCGAACGATATGCGGCAAGAATGGGAGAAAAAGCTACTTATTGATCCGGTTAGGGTCCTCAATTGGAAGCATTTCCCGCCTCATGCAATGACGCTTGCGCAATTACGCAAGGCTATCGCGTCGCACATATATAAGAAACCGTACACTCGCAGTGACGGGCGACGCTATCCTGCGGGGCACCCTCATACGGGTTATGAAGATCGGGTGGCGACGTTGCGAGCTGAACTGCAAAAACGTTCTGCCTCTACGCAAGGGACAAGGAGTACGCGATGAAAACGATTGTACTGGCGTTACTACTGACGGCGGCGGTGTGGGGGGCGGGGGTAGAGACTGTTTATGAACCCACAATTTATTCCTGCAACGGCTCGACGAAGAGCTTCACCTTTTCCTGGGACATCTGGAATACGAGCGCTTCGACCCACGAGGACCTCGTCGTGATCCTGGTGGACTCCGACGGCGACCCGAGGACCCTGACGGAGAACTCCTCGGGCACCTACGGCTATTCCGTGGCCGCCACCAACAACGACTTCCGGGACGGGCCGGGCGGGACGGTGACGACCGTTACCGCGTTCGCCAGCGGCTACCAGATCGTCTTGCAGCGGGCCACGCCGCGCACGCAGACCAACAGCTACGGAACGCAGAGCGCCCCGACCGAACGGGAAGTGGGCAATTCCGTGGACCGACTGACGCTGATGGTCCAGGACCTCGCCGAGCAGGTCGGCCGGGCGCTGCGGGCGCCGGTAGTGGACTACGCCGAGGATATGAACCTGCCCGCCGGGTTCGGCAGTGACGTCGGCTACACCTACTGGAACGGTTCGGCCTGGGTGCTGGCGACTACGGGCGTCGATATCGGGTCCCTCAGCGCCGCCTGGACCGACGTTACCGACGGCACGACCACGACGCTGGCGAACGGGCGCACCGTCCGCGACCAGTTGGGCCGGCCGTTCATCAATGTCAAGACGGACTACGACGCCGACGATACGGGGACGAGCGAGAGTAGTACGGAGATTCAGGCGGCGATAGATGCGGCGAACACCGCCGGCGGCGGTACCATCTATTTCCCGGAAGGCACGTACATCGCCGATGCGCTCACCTTGCAGAGCAATCTCACGCTACTCGGCGACGGGATTGGGGCCAGTACGATTAAGATGAAGGACTCGGCGACGGACGATTTGTTCACGGCGACCAGCGAAAACTATATCTCCGTGCGCGGCCTGACCTTCGATCTGAACGGGAGCAATCAGGGGAATCCGAGCAGTCCGGCGAGCAAACGAGGGCTCTACTTCAACACGAGCAATCACGTTCGCGTGCAGAATTGCCATTTCAAAGGCTTCTTTGAATATTACATCGATTGCTACACCGCCTCCGACATTTGGATTCAGGACTGCTACTTCACAGGCAGTGTTCCAGGTACGCCCACGGAATGGACTTCCGGCGACCTCCATTTTACAACGTGTAGTGACGTACGAGTACAGAACTGCACGATGGACCACGCCACTCCCAGCGACGCCGACCACGCGATTATCGGGGTGTTTCTGAGTGGCGTGGTGCGCGGCCAAGTGACGGGCAACCATTTCATCAACTGCGGGAAGGATACCGGCGGCGGGCATCAGGGCGCTGCCATCGACTTCTATCGAGACTGCGATGATGTGCACGTTCACAACAACACCCTGGAGAGTTGCCAGTACATCGGCTGCCGCATCAGTCGTTCTACGAACATTTGGATCAGCGAATGCAGTATTGATACGAGCGATTCGGGGACGCAGGAGGCCATCCAAATCTATGCCGACGCGACGACGGATACCGACCGTATCTGGGTGGTAGACTGCAATCTAATGACCAATGATGCCAGCGGCGAGTGCGTGCTGGTGAGCACCAATGATGCGGCCGGCGACGAGCCGAACGACATTCACATTATCGGCAATACCATGACCGGGCGGTACGGGGTCCATGTGGATACAGGCGGCTACGGTATCGAGGTCAAGGATAATGTCATCGAGACGACGTATCCCGCGATTCGGGTCGATGAAGGGGGCTCCGCCGCCGTGCTGTCCGGCGTAGTGGTTGCCGGCAACGTCTGTAGAATGCAGAACTGCGCCGACCAGTACGCCATTCAGGTGGACGGTGACGATGCGGTCGTCGCCAATAACCTGATCCTCGACGCCTACAACGGTATCGCGCTGAAGGTCGCCAGCAACGGACTCGTCTGCGGCAATGTAATCGAAGCTTCGAACGACCATCTCCTCGTATACAACGAGACGCAGGACTGCGATGTGCATGGTAATAAGTATATCGGTGCGGGGACCGTGCTGTGGAATCAGGGGTCCGGCGTGATCGATACGGTCGTGTACGCCCGTGGGAACAAGGCGGCGGCCGGGTCGGTGGTGATCGGCGAGGACTCCGACGACGGCACGAATACGCTCACGTTGCAGGCGCAGGCGATGACGGGGAATGTCACGCTCACCCTGCCGGCCGACGATGGAGACAACGGGGAGGTCCTGACTACGAACGGTTCGGGCGTGACGAGCTGGTCGGCTGCCGGGGCGGGGGACATTACGGCGGTCGGCGACTCGGCCAGTGGGGCGGCCTTCACTGCCGATGGGACTGGCAACACCCTGCACTTCGAGGGGTCGAGCGCCGATGCCCACGAGACTATTATTCAGGGCTACGACGTGGCGGCAGATGTGACGTTCACCTTGCCGCCCGACGATGGAGATGCCGGAGAGCAGTTGCAGACCGATGGCTCGGGCAATCTGACATGGGAGGCCGCCGGCACGGTCTCCGTCGCTGACGACGAGAGCACAGACGACGGGCACGAGGTCGTGTTCACCACCGACAACACAAACCTGGAGTCCGACGGCAATTTTACCTACAACCCGTCCAGCGGGACGGTTGCAGCTACCGAGTTCAGCGGCGGGGGCGGCAATCTGACCGGCGTGGATGCCGCAACGGGAGACAGCGCGACCGACTTCTTCGACGCCGGTGAAATCCCCGATGACCGGATCAGCGACACCCTGACGTCGAGTACCTGTACGGGCACCGCAGCCATAGCGACGGCGGTTACGATTACCGACAATGAGAGTACGGCCGAGAACAATCCCCTGGTCTTTGTCCCGGACGGCGACTTGGACGGCGGCAATTTGGGTCTGGAATCGGATGGTACGTGTTACTACACGCCGAGCACGGGCGTTATCACGACTACGGGCTTCGCCGGGGCCTTAACGGGCAATGTGACCGGCGATGTAACCGGCTCCTCCGGTACCTGTACCGGCGAAGCTGCTTCTGTCACCAACGCCACCTTCACCACTGCCCTGACGGTCAATACCGGGACGGTCACGCTGACCGGCCATGCCGACAACGATTCTGCACTGACCATTGGCAAGGGCGCGGTTTCGGTGTCCGGCACGAATACCGGGGACAATACCGTCGCGACCTCGGGCGACGCGGCGGTGGACTTCTTCGGGGCAGGCGTGGACGCTGTTACCGACGCAACGACCTGCACGGACATAGAAGGCACCAAGCTCAGTATCACCGGCGGCACGCTCAACTGCACCGAGACCGACAGCGTCGTAGGGGCGGTCTCCGGGATCGTCAAGGCCGACGGCGGGGGCAATATCAGCGCCGCCGTGGCGGGCACCGACTACATGGCGGCGGCGAAATTGGTGGATATTGTGTGCTCCGGGACGGGCCTTTCCGGCGGGGCCGACGACGTACTGCCGGGCACCGACGCGGACGTGACCATTACCCTCACGCCGGACACCGTAGCCGGGGCGATCACTGCCGGATCGTACAACAACGATTCGATTCAAGCCGATGACATCGACACGATCAACTGCGGTACGAGCTGCACCTGGGATGCAGCGAACGACGAGATCGATGTAGACGATGACTTCCTCAAGAACGACGGTGATAGCGGCACCGGTGACTACGACTTCGGCGGAGCGGACCTGGAACTGCCGCAGGGCCAGACGCCGGACACCGACGGCGATATCGACCTGGACTTCACCGACGGCTCGGTGGTCATTCAACATGGCAGCGCCCACGCGGAATTGGCCGCCTCGACCGATGTGGTGGTGGGCAAGCTGATTCGCTCGTTCAGCGCGACGTTGGCCTTCCCCGACTTGCTGCAAGCGGAGATTGACAACTGGCCGCTCAAGGCGATTGAGGCCACGGAGTTCCCGCACGGCGTCGTCGTTACCGACATTCACATTAAGACCTCGGCCTCTTCCACGTATGCGATCAACGTAGAGAACTGGGATGACCCGACAACGATCAACGGGGTCAATCCGACCATCGATGCGATCACTACCAGTTCCAGTACCGAGGCGAGTGAAGATACGATCACCTATGCCACGATAGCGGCGGGACAGATCATCATGCTCGATCTGCCTACCACCGACATTAGCTGGGTGCAGATCCAAGTCGAGTACTACGAACCTATTACGAGCCCGTAAGGAGATATTTGATGGCAACGAAACGAGGCACACCGAAGCGCGATGGCAGCGGCCGGGGCGCGCGAGCCAATCGAGGTAGGGGCGGATGCAAGACAACCCGCTCCACAGGCAGAGGCAGAAACAGGAGATAGTAAAATGGCAACGATGAAACGCAAACTGTTTGGCTACGGCCTCGTCGTTGTGATTGTCGCAGCGGTTTTCTGGATGGTGACGACGATCTATGCCGCAACATTCGATGCCACGAAGTCGTATGGGCAACTCTTGGACTGGACAATGTTGGACCAGCGAGACGACACCCATACTGAGTATGTGGATAGCGCCGTCTTGGATAGCGGCGAGTCGGCGGACTCCGCCCTGCGAATAGTTCTGCACATCGACATGGCCCACCAAGACGCCAATGCCGCCGGAGACCCCGCGTACGCCATCATTTTCGTCAAGAGCGGTGCGACCGATGAATGCTGGCATAAATTCCTCACGCTGGAGGCTACAGGCGGCACGGCCAACGCCGGAGACATCGACCGGGAAGCGGCGGCGGCTCAGAACGAAATCGGCCTGGCCAGCACCACGAATTTCGAGACGGGCGGCGATACGTATTTTGTCTTGGATGTTGGCGACATTACCGCGAGCTGTTTAGTCACGAATACGGGTGACTACGATAATGATGACGATATTGTAGTCATGGACAATCTCGTCAACACCTACGACGACGCCGATTACCTCTATGACATCGTGGACCAGTGGTCCATACGCATCCCGGAGGCATTCCAGATAGTGAAGGTGTTGTTTACCAATACCGACGCCGATGCGACCTACGCCGTGCGAGTCCATTACAACGTACTGACCGATGTGGATGATTCCTGATGAAACGATTCTTGCTCATTCTATTGCTGTGCGGCGTGACCTACGCGCCGCAGAAACCCAAACCGATGTTGGGAGAGTTGATCGACCATTCGCATCCCCTGGCCCACGGTCTCGTTGGCTGCTGGCTGATGAATGAGGGGGCGGGGGGGACGGTCTATGATGTAAGCGGCAACGGGAATCATGGGACCTTGAAGAACGGCGCGGCGTGGTCGAGCGGATTGTACGGACCGGCCGTCGAGTTCGACGGCAGCGACGCGTACATTGATTGCGGTGTGTGCCCCGAGCGATTGAAATTTACCTCGTCCGATTTCACTATCGTCGCCTGGGTTAAACCAGACTCCGATCAGGCGGCGGTCATCTGTGGCAATGATATAAACACGGGGAACGGTGGCTGGTCGTTCTGGATATATACGAGTGGCTCTCTGCTGGTCTTTATGCAGGGCAGCAATCAGACGTCCGACACGGGAGTGTGGACGGCCGGTGCGTGGAATCAGGTAGTCATCTCATTCGTCAACGGCACGAAAAAAGGCAATTGGTACGTCAACGGAATCTCGGCCGGTGGTGAGGACACGTTTGCGTACGCGCCGGAATATACGGCCGGCCGACACTTTGTCATTGGCGTCGATCCGAGGGATAATACTGGTACCGATCTCGATGGCCAACTGGATCATGTCACGGTATATTCGCGGATTCTGTCTCCCGCCGAGATTGCCAGTCTCTACACCGACTCGTTCCAGATGTTCGAGTCAACGCCGGCCTGGGCCCACTACAGCAGCGGCGAAGCGCCGTCCGGGGCGGCCCAGTTTATTGTGATTACCAGCCGCCTCGGCCCGTTGCCGATAATCCTGTTGATGACGGCGGCGCTGACCTTTGGCAAAGCGAGAAAACGAGGAGCGACGCATGGTGGAAATACTGGCACAAGCGGCAGAGCCGGCCGCCGGTAGTAGTCCGTGGATAATCTACGTTTTAGTCACCGCCCTGGTCGGCGTGACTACCGGCGGCGGCGTCCTTGGCTACCGGCAGAGGCGGAAGAACGGCAACGGTGGCGTGTTCAACAAGGCCCTCTGCGATGAACGCCACAAGCGAATTGATGAGGATATGCGAGAGTTGAAAGACGATATTCGTGATGGCTTTAACGGCGTACATGCACGGCTCGACAACCTGCGAGATATACCCCCGCGCAAACCCCGTTTGAGGACATGACCGATGGAACAGAAAGATCGAGATACAGCCCAGGCTCTGATCCGCGAACAGATGGTGGTCAATGCCGACCAAGCCGACATTGACGACAGGCTGGCCAAGATATTCGAGCGAGCCAAATGGATCGGCGTCGAGGCCAAGGGCGACACGCCGGCAGAACGGCAAATCAGTCTGTACGGCCAGTTGTCGCGGATATGCAACGGGGAATAGCCCCAATCGGCAGGGGGTCGTTGGACGCCTCGGCTCGTCCGTCGCCCCCTAATTCTACGTTCCCCAGGATTTTTCCGGTTGACGTCGCGACTTGTTTTGGGTATAACGTCTGCCCGGAATAGGAAGGAGGAACATATGCAATTGCAGTTTCGAGACGCGATCATACCCATGTCGAATCCTCTCTGGCCGCATTTGTCGGTCACTTTGGACCGACTCATTGCCAATCATCCCGAAGGGACGGGCCTTACGCGGACTTGCCAGGCCGTCGCGCGGCTGACTTCGCAGATTGAGCAGTTCGAGCCCGGTTTCGCCGCTGCTTTGCAGCATCGGCTGACGCGCCAGTTACAATCTCGTCGGCGAGAACGTCGGCGGGCGTAGAAACCGAAGATTTTTTTTGCCGCAGGGCTTCGGTTGCAGACGCCGTTTCAGCGGGCGCAAGAGATTCCACAATCGCCTTGGTAGCTTGTTCCGGCCTGTAGTACAGCTCAATTCTGGCGTCCAATGGCAGGTCCATCCACAACTGCACGAGGCGATGCAGAATCGTCTTTTGTTTGAAATCCACCCCTCGCGAATCTTGCCGGAACGCATCCACAAAGCTAATCGGCAGAAATACGCCCAGATTTTTTTCGTCTTCTCGTGTCATGTAAGTGTGTATATCAAAACAAGTTATGTCTTTCAAGGCTATTGTTTTGTTTAGTTCAACGCCCTATCATCTCCTGAAAAGTCGATTTTTGTGTTGACAAAATGTACATCAAGGCCGATACTATATACATGATGCTGAGATCGACAATACGATTCCATTTGACTGACCCAAGCCGTGCTTCCCTGCGAATTGCTCTCCGTAGCGATACACAGATTATAGCACATTCAGGGTCGTCAAGCAAATTCTCCTCCACCGGCCGTCGATCTCAGCAATCCCCGCGCCGGTTGGACCGGGGGGCGGGTCAAGGACGGCTCGCTCCCTATTTTAGCTTGCAGGGAGGCGTGCATGGATGCCCTGGACCGGGAACAGGCTATCGAGCAACGGCTGCGGAACATGCCCCGGAGCTTCCGGGCGACCTATCGCAAGGCGGTCGAGGGCAAAAGCCTTCGCTCGTCCGTCAATGCCCAATGCCACGAATGTATGGGCCATCAGCGGGAAGCTATCGCCACATGCACGGACTATGGTTGTCCGTTGTGGGCCGTGAGGCCCTACAGGCGCTCCCAAAACGCCTGAGACGGGCCTTTTTGGCGCGTAGGATCGCCGAACGGGCCTCGAGCTACATAATGGGTCGCGTGCGGACCATTTTTTTCAGGGAGAAGCGATAATGTGTATTCCGGCCAGTTTTGTCGTAACGAAAGAGCGTGTCTTTTGGTCGAAGAACACGGACTCGCACGAAGAAATCATTTGCGAGTTCAGGTTGAAAGAGATGGACGTGCGCGGCACACCCACATTGGTCCGCATCGAAATAACCCCGCCGATGGCGGACCTGGGTAAGCCCCTCACGGATTGGGTATACCACCTCGACCGACAGGATATTCGACCGAGTTGGTACGACGCCGCCGATGTTGAGCGACGCGCCCGATCCGTCTTGCCCCAGTGGCGTGACGCGAAAGTCGTCGGTCCTGGCGAGGTGCGCGAAAAGCACACGGAAGGCCAAATCTACGTCTACGGCGGGACCGTGCAGAAGGTCTACAACGGCGGGACCGTGCAGAAGGTCTACGGCGGGACCGTGCAGGAGGTCTACGGCGGCGGGACCGTGCAGGAGGTCTGCGACGGCGGGACCGTGCAGAAGGTCTACGGCGGGACCGTGCAGGAGGTCTAAGGAGGTCTACGGTGGCGGGACCGTGCAGGAGGTCTACGGCGGGACCGTGCAGAAGGTCTACAACGGCGGGACCGTGCAGAAGGTCTACGGCGGGTCCGTGCAGAAGGTCTGCGACGGGACCGTGCAGACGTATGTACCTCTCGCGGAAATCGAACTGATAGGGACAAGCGTCCTGATTGAGCGTGTTAATGGCCGGGTCTCGGTGCGCACTGGGGACGGCCGGAGTTTGCGGGAGAAGTGAGTCCCTGGAAGTACAGCGAAGGAGACACGATGGAAGACCCAACATTAGCTCAGGAGGTTGCATCGGCCCTGTCGCCAGCGGTTGTGCGACGTTTGGTTGCCGACGGGATAAGCAGGGCGACAGACGCCTATAACACGCAACAGGCGATTGCGAACATGGTTGAGCCATTGGTCCTGGCCGAGTGCGATAGGCAACTACAATCTGCCGCCACTCGGGATCGGGTCACGAAGATGGTTGAGACTCGCTTGGCGGCTCTCATAGAACCGGCGGTCTTGAGCGCATTGGGCGGGATTGCGGCCAGTATCGCCGCTCAGAAATAGCCCCTGTAGGCAAGAAGGAGACAGGCGATGACAGAAACAAGCCTATTTGTGATCAAGGGCGAAGACGGCACGATGTACGTTTTGGCCAAGGATTGGAACGACGCAGTGAGAAAATGGAAAGAGGACTTTGAGGCCAGACACGCACTGATGGAAGGCACGGAAATCCCACCCCCCGAGACCTTATCTTTCGTCTGCGGTCCGAGCGAGTTGATTCTGTAGCCCCTGTGGTTGTAGCTCTCAGACAAATTGACTTGCGGGGTAGTGTAGTGGTAACACGCTGGGCCCATAACCCAGAGATTGCGAGTTCGATTCTCGCCCCCGCTATTATGGGCTCGACACATTAGACTGCGGCTCTTTGGCAAGTTCATATGAGGATGCACAATGGAAACATAACGTCTTGCGACCTATGACTGGTGTTGGTACGATGCGGTCGGCTTGCGAGGGCCGACTGGAAAGTAGGTGTTATCATGCAACAGTCAATCGCAAGCTGTTTCGAGCTATATCTGGCTCGATCTGACTTACGCCCATCGTCGGTAAGGTTCAAAAAGCAGGCGTTGCGGTACTTTCTCAAGTGGTTCGGCGATCTGGAAATTGGGTCTGTTACCCCTGCGATAGCAGAAGACTATCGGACGCTGCTGGTGAAAGAAGGGCGGTCGCGAAGCACGGCCAACGGCTATCTCGCGAACTTCAAGCCATTCTGGAACTGGCTCAGGCGGCACGGACGAGTCCCGGCAAATCCGTTTGACGGGGTTAAACCGTTCAAGATTACCGAACCGGCGCGGGAGACGTTTACGCCCGCCGAACTGGCGCGATTGATGACGGTAGGCGACCCGCTATGGCAGGGGCGCATCTGTCTCGGACTGCTGGGCTGTCGGCGTGGTGAAACGCTCAACGTGACCGTCGCGGACATCCATTTGGATGCCACCGTGCCGCATATCCTGCTGGCACCGAAGACGGTGGGACCGGACCGCTGGGCCTGGGAACTCAAGGATCATGCGATCCGGTACGTCGCGTTGCCGAAGATGATGCGGTTTGTCGGGCGCACGGTGGATCTGCACGGGTTGATTGGTGGCCTGATAGCAGCGTTGCCGTCAGGTCAACCGTATGTGTTTGTCGAACCGCGTTACTACCGGCGATGCGTCGGTCGAACGTGGGTACCGGACCCGACTGGGAACTTTCAACGGATGTTCCGGGCCGTACAGCGCCGGGCACAGATCGAGCCACCGCGTAGGTATCACGAGTTACGAGCGGCTTTCGCCACCGCCATGATTGACGCCGTTGGGCTCAGTCGGGCGGCGGACGCACTCGGACACTCAACTACGCAACTCACACGAAAGTATGATCGTCACGGAAAGATGTCGTTGCTGTCGGAAATCGGTTCGGCAGCACAAAAATGTTATGTGTCGTAGGTCTCATAAGATATGTTGTGAGACCGCTTATGTGTCGCTCTGGCGATATTAACAGACATCTTATGTGACGGCCCTCGCAAGCTACTTTTCAGTCCCCCAGCACACGCTGGGTCAAACAGAGCCGGGGCTGCTTCGTCCCTCGGGGCGGCCCCAATATTTCTGAAAGGAGACACAGTGAGACGACGCGATTTGTTGAAGGGTGCCGTCGCTACGGCGGTAGCCTTTCCGGTCAAAGCCTCGCCGGACCAGCCCGTGGACGATCCCGAGGCGAGGCAGATACCAGCGTTGCCAGAGACATGCGACGAAGCGCTTCGTCGATGGGACGCAGGGTTGTCTGTGTTTACGGTGGAAATGGGCGGCATCGGGCCTGGTTATGAACAGGTGATTCACCTGATGGTCTTCGAGTTGATACGCCAATTACGGGGTGTGCCTTTGAAAGACAACGAGGACGACCTGAATAAGCAATTCAGCGATTATCTTAAGTCGTCGTTTGTCAAGGAGCTTGGCCCCAGCGGCGCCCAGTGGGGAGCGGCACAGAATCTCGCCTATGTCATGTTGACGCAGGGGTACGGGGACGCCCTTCGAAGCGTTCCAGACGACAGGCATATTCAGGTGTCCCGCCAGTTCCCGCATCTTTAGGGGCGGCCCCAATATTTGAGTATCACGGAGTTGGCGGCGGCGTGGTGTGAACACGCAGGCGGCGTCTGCCAATCGGCAGTGAAACGAATATTCGCAGGTGCAAGCACAGCATGTCCTCATTAGCCTTGACTGCGAGGCTTGTGTAAGAGGACCGTCGCATCTGGCAGGTTTTTATCGTTTGTCCCACAAACGAGCCGGTAGGGGCTCGATCAGCCAATCCGGCCCGCCAACTCCTGATTGAGTCATCGATGAAGCCAGCGACAGGCTTGGGCGGATACGTTGTCGCCGTTCGTTCCGGGTCCAACCGGGCGGATCGGACATCCGCGCCACCAACACTATTTACTTGATGCACAGACAGGCTCCTATCCCGGATGTGTTCCGGGGGCCAGGCCATGACTGGGCCGACTTCCCGCGTAATTCGGCCCTTGACGGTATGGATGTTGCGTGCTGTCCCTATCGTGACGAATGTTGCGAGCGCGGGGTCAGGGGCCGCTAACCATTGAAGGCCGGTAACGGCCAAGTTGCATCGCCCGGCAATAGGGCACGCATGAGCCGGGCAACATTTGAGTACATCGTAGGTGAACGTCGGCTTCATGTCGTGCCGTCCTTGTAGGGCGCTAGCCTGCGATTGGAGTTGGCGGCGGCGTGACGAAATCGCATTCACGACCGGGTGCTGGAAAAACGTCAGCAGGGCCGAAGATCGAAGCCGTAAGGCGGGGACGCCAGATCACCCGAACAACTGCATAATACGGGCAGCCGGGGTAGCGTCCGGCCCGCCAACTCCTGATTGTTTCACCCCCGTCGAGCAGAGACGCTCGGCGGGATTCATTGAGACCGGCGATGGCGTGGCAGCGCTAGGTGACTGACTCCGATTGTTGCAACCAGCTTAACGGCTGACTCCAGGACTGCCAAAACCGCAACGACTGTGAGTGGAGTCGGAATAGGGGAATCCGGCCCGCCGGTCTCAGTTATGCCCCCGTAGTAGTGTAGCGGCCTATCGCACGATGGCCCCGGTTTATGGACGGGAAGAGGGCGACGCGTCACCCCGCCATCGGACGCCGGGATCGTATATCTCGCTCGCAGGTTCGAATCCTGCCGGGGGCGTTCAAGCCTTTTCATCACCCTCCTCCGAAGCTCGGCGGTCGCCCGCCGGGCTTTACCCACAATCGCGCTTTCGGCGGTCCGAGCAAGGACGCGTTCCGGCGAAACCGAGGCGCGCTCGTTACGGGCCAAGGCCGGGCCAGGGAGGGCTCGGTTCTTGTTCCCCGGTAATCCGTACTCACTCTCGGGCCAGTTGGCAGACGGACCTGCCGACTGCCCGTAGGAGGTACACAAAATGGACCCTGACTATCGCGAACCTGAATTCCATGCCACGCCGGAACACTACGAGTGCAGCAGTTGTGGCGCGGGACTGTCGGCGCAGAACCCATCGGAACGTTGCGATTGCGGCAAGGAACGCTGCCAGCGATGCACGCACCACTGCGAATGGTGCAACGCCGACGGATGCGAGAGTTGCATGACGAATACTATCGACGGATGGGCGCATACAGCCGAGTGTGCGGCGGCCCTGAAAGCGTCCGAGGACCGCAAGAACGCCGCGCCAGTACCAAGTTTAAGTGCAGGAGAATGACATGGCACGAGAATCACGAATTGCCCGGAAACTCCGGGAGCGAATCCAAGAGAACGAGGCCGCCTACGCAGACAAGCAAGCGCAGGTGACACAACTACAGGCCGAGGCCAATATGCTCCGCGCGACCATCCAGGCCGACGAAGCCCTGTTGGCCGACGACCAAGCGACGCCAAAGAAGAAAACGCCGGAGGTATGACATGTCTACTGAAACGATCACAATTACCAGGAAGGCGGCACAAGAACTGTACGATGTATTCCCACCACGCACCGCAGTAGGTGCGCCCCTGCGAGCTGTACTCGCCGAGATCAAACCGCAGCTCTACCCGAAGCACCAGTTCAAGGCGCTGGACGTGATTCGCAACAAGAAGACGGGGGAACTGTGCATCTATGACGGCGATCCAACGGACTGCCTGCCGTGGCAACGGTTCGGGCCTGGAGGTCGCGCACCGTCGAAGACCATCAATGACTACGACGAATGGGAGTTCCTTTTCAACCTCGATAGCGAACTGGCAGGCGGCCAAGTGCCCGTGTTCCTTACGCTCGAGGCGGCAGAGGGGGATTTGTACCACCCCCATTGGGGGCAGGTATGCCAAGCGTACAGTGTCGCAATGGCGAGAATGGGAGAACGATTATGAGGCTGCTCGCAGCGGTATGGGCCGCGTTCGCCGCATTGTGGATGCCGGACTTGTACGACGGGTTTGGCCGGGAGGTAAATCATGGCTCAAGGGATGCGATATCCGAAAACGTTGCCGAAAGAAATTCAACTGAAGATTGGGGACACTACTCGCACAGTGAGCGATGCACTCGCCTATCTCTCCATCACACCCTATTTCGGTTTTTGGGGCGTTGATGAAGTCCTCCCGATTAGGCTGGGACATCCGACAATCGCTTATGTGCGAACCATCGCTAAGTGTGCAACTCGATCAGAAGCCCAAACCTTTATTGAGGGCTTCCTGGCCGGAGAGCAGAAGCAGCTCCGCAAGACGATTGCTGAAATACAGGCCGAAGAGGAGGCCAAGAAGGAAAGAACGGAGGTAAACGATGACTGAGAAGCAAACGGCATCAGCTTTGGTAACGGACATAGAGGCTCGGATCGCCAACGCGGAAAAGTCATTGAGAGACGCTTACGAAGCACGAGATATCGCAGAAAAACTGACCGACATACCCAGCCCCTTGGCCGCATACGTATTTTTTGACAAGATTATCATGTCCATTCGCAAGCTGGCGGACCTGCACGTAGCGAGAGAGTACCTGCGCAACGCGCTTGGGTGTTGGGAGGACAAACTTACGCACATCTACGCAGGGTATAGCGATCAAGCCACGGCTGAGTGGCACTCGGAAGAGGTGCCAATCGAGATTCGGTTAACCGTCCCCATAGCAGATTTCCCGAAAGAGTTGATGGGACCCAACTGCCGCTTCGTTGCGGCAGAGTCCGCAGAGCCAACACCGCGATATCGTTACGTTTGCAACGCGGAGACAGGAGAATCTGATGACTGAGACGCAAACGGCCACGCTACCCCGCGTCACGGAAGTTCTCAAAAACGCCGGTCTGATCGACACTCGCTGGTTCAGCGACGAGGTGCGCGACCGGGGCACGGTGGTTCACGCCGCCTGTCAGTATCTTGACGAAGGGACTCTGGACGAATCGACGCTTGATCCGAAGATTGCCGGGTACGTGGAGGGCTACAAGCGATGGATACAGTGGAGGCAGGCTACAGGCCAGCGCGAGTGGGACTGGATCGAGGCCCCGCGTCAGGACCCGCAAGGGCGGTATCGCGGTACGCCCGACCGCATTCTCACCGTGCGGCCCCGGTGGGTCTGGGACATCAAAACAGGTTGTCACTTCCCCTGGCACGCCCTGCAAACAGCAGCCTACGTCAATATGTTGCCCAACCCGTATTCGTATCGGCGGGCCGGGCTCTACCTCAAGGCCGACGGACACTATCAGGTTCGCGAGTATCCCCGCGACGATTACGCTCGCGACCTGTCCGTGTTTTTGGCCGCAGTAACCTGTACTGAATGGAGGTTACATCATGAGCACTGAGATACAAACCTTGGAGACACCGGAGGTCAAACGAATGGAGCAGACGGCACTGGCATGGCCGGACCGCGCCCGTGCCATCACAATCACGGATCAGGACACGTACAACAAGGCCGCGATGGTCCTGGTCGAGATCGTGCGGCTGCGCAAGGACATCAAGGCTCATCACAAGCCGATCAAGGATGCCACTAACAAGGCCCACAAGGAGGCGGTAGCGGCTGAGAAGAAGTTGCTGGAGCCCATCGCCCAGGCCGAGAGCATTATCAAGGGCACTGTGGGCCAATGGGACGCCGAGCAAGAGCGGTTGCGGCTGGCGGAACAGCGCAGGCTGCAAGAGGCCCAACGTAAGGCCGGCGAAGAAGCCCGGCTGGCCCTGGCCGCCGAGGCCGAAGCCAACGGTGCTACTGACGAGACGGTGGAGGAAATCCTCGATACGCCCGTCGTGCAGCCGGCCATCGTGGCGAAGCCGACATTCCAGAAGGCCAACGGCGTGAGTCGGCAAGAGCGCTGGGGGGCCGAGGTCGTGGACATCAAGGCGTTGTGCCGCGCCGTCGCCGACGGGCAAGCGGCACCGACGATGGTGCTACCGAACATGGTGGCCCTGAACAGCATGGCGCGGGCCATGCGCTCAACCTTCAACGTACCCGGCTGCAAGGCGGTTACGACGACGTCGGTAGCTGTAAGGAGTGCTGTCTGATGACGATGCGTGACATATTGGACTCGGCGACAGAACGCGAGAAGCAGGTAGTGCAACGGACGTTGCGGGCGATGTGGCTGTCGCGCGAGAGAATGCGTCGCCGTCGCCGTAAGGTGGCCGTGGCGCGGGCTATTGAGGAACTCGGTGCCAGTGACAGTCAAACAGATATCCTATTGTAAGTACAGTGGAGACGAGAACCATGTTGACAGTAAGCGATAAAGGCAACGGCAGCAGCGTGCCACCGCTTGACCCCGGTATGTATGCAGCCGTGTGCTATGGCATGGTGGATTTGGGAACGGTTCACAGCGAACGGTTCAATACCGATCATCGCAAAATGCTATTGATGTGGGAGATTCCGTCGGAACGATTGGAGTGGACGGACAAAGAGGGCAACGAGCAGGAAGGTCCGCGTGTGATGAGTAAGCGGTACACCGCCAGTCTGAACGAAAAGGCGCACTTGCGGAAGGACCTGCGCTCATGGCGGGGCCGGGACTTCACGCCTGACGATTTGGTAGCGTTTCAAATGCCGACCCTTATCGGTAAGCCCTGCCAGTTGAATGTCGTCCATGTGGTGTCCAAGACCAACGGCAATACATACGCGAATGTGGATACCGTATTGCCAGCAGCCAAGGGCGTTACGGTTAAGGGCGAACTACCGCAGGTGTACTACGGGATCGAGGAGCATGGCGTACAGATTCCCGAGTTGCCGCCGTGGATTGTTACGGAGATTCAGAAATCGCCGGAATACCAGATAATCCTGAACGGCGGTTCTCCGATGACTGTGCCGGATGCCGACGACCAAGGACCGGCAGTGCCCGACGAGGCCCGCAACGTCCGTGATATCCCGTTTTGATGAGTAGGCAATGCCGGCAATGCGGACGGATCAAGAACGACGATTGCTTTCATCAGTGGAAAGGGGAGCCGTTATTCTACTGTCTCGATTGTATTCGTCAACGACTTGAGGACCAGGAAAATGGAGTGGTACGGTCACGTACAGAACGGGCAACTACGGTACACGCCGGAAGTGCAGACTCGCAGGGCACGTTATTTGGGGAAGCTCAAAGACGGGACCATCGTCAAGGAGCGGCTTGTACGACAGGGCAGTCCGAAAAGCCGGCAACAACTCGGATGCCACTTTGGTTTAGTCGTCGGAATGATCCGTGACGAACTGGCGGAGAATGGGATCGATTTAGCAACGTTTCTGGCGGCGCTGGCCGGGTACGACGCGCGAGCGACGAACAGTCGGATTGCACCGGGCATTCCGGTATCGCGCGAGGTCATTGCGGCAGCGCTCTATGCCTATAATGACGTCGGCGATGACGGGGAACGCAAACGAATATCCGAAATGAATACGATTGAAATGAGCCGGTTCTTCGAGAACTGCCGCAACGCCGTGGCCCAATGGTCCATCGTGCAGTTGCAGATTCCCGATCCCGACCCGAACTGGAATAGGAACACGCAGGCGGTTCGTAACAGGGATGTGTCAGTCGATGCCGAAACCGCAAAGCGATGCTGACAAATTGGCCAGGGATGGCCAGCCGCCTGTGTAAGGAGTAACCGAACCTTTTGAAAGGAGTCTGAAATGACACGATTATGGATGGTAGTAGCGGTATTGATTGCTACGGTGACGGGGGTTGCAGTGGCAGAGGGGGAGTTAACGTTGGACGCGCACTGGTCCCTTGAAGGGGGAATGGGCCTCGGGGCCACGGGCGAGGACCTGCTGCAAGGACTGGCTCTCTATTGGCCGGACTACGAAAACGACGGCGCCGCAGGCTTGATTATGCTGGGGGGCGATCAAGCGCCGGAAAATGAGTGCGGCATCGGGCCGGCAGCGGAGTTCCCGCTCGGTCCTGTCTACGATGCAGCTCTCCACACGATCTTGCCCGATTATATCGCAGATGCTTTCGCCGAGGCAATGGTACCCGTGCGTCCCGTAGGACTGGTCGCTGTCGCGTTCGACGACAATTTCAAGCCGACGGCGGTGATTGGCACCGGGTTTCACATTTGGCCGAGCAAGCACATTCAGCCGACGGTGCGGACGGAGTATATGAAACCGGATTCATCGTCGGCCCTGGCGGAAATGGAAGGCATCTGGACCTTCCTTAACGTGGCCGGTTTCTTCTGATTCTGAATAACCTCCGGCGACCGGGTCGTGTGTATAGTGCCGCCCCGTGCGATCTCGCGGCCCGGTCTGCTTTTTACCCCGAAAGGGTCTACAATGATACGGCCCCGGTTTTTGGTGGTGAAAAATTTCACGATGGACGACGCGCCGTGTTGTGTGTGCGCTTTTCGTGCGACGCTGGCCAAGGCCCGCAAACGGGCGGCGTTGTATCGTCGCAACGAAAAGGCGTCGGCGCTCGACGTGCTCTCGGCGGCTCGCAGTATGCGGGGGGATGTGGTGGCTGTCAGCATCTATCGCATCGATGAAGGCGGTCGCGTCGTGGAATTCGTCGAGGGAGTATAGCGTTTTGTGAGTGACGTGGGGCAAAGACAGTTTGTGCCGGAATCCTGGGGCCACATGCCAGGTTGCTTGTTTGCATAACAGATGAAAGGACTTGATGATGGCAGAGACAGAGACCCGGATTGCCCGGTTGCCGAAATGGGCACAAGATCACATCTGCCGGTTGGAAAGGCAACGGGAGCGAGCCGTAGCGGAAATGAACGCGGCACTTGACACGCAATCAGAGAGCCCGATGTACGTAGACGCTCTGGTCCTGGCAGGCGAAACCGGCAAGGGCCCTACGGTGAAGCGGCGGTACGTACAAGGGCGACAGATCGTGATTGAGTGGCAGGATGTCCGACTCAGTGTGGATTGTCGTGGCGATGGTTTGCGTTTGCAGTGGGAGACTTCTAATAGGGGTGTGTCTCGCGTCGCGATGATCCCCGATAGCTTCCAGGCCGCCTACCTGGTCACCCGCGAAAATATGAGATGAAAGGAGTCGAAGATGTTCACGAGAATCAAGCAATGGTTCGGTAACAAGGTATTGACGTGGGCCGCACCCCGGATTGGGATGCGGTTGGGATTGGAACTGCGAGACGAGTTGCGCGATCTGGCGGTGGGAGCAGACCGGACGCCGGGTAAATTCGACGACACGGGAGTAGCGGTTCTCCGGGGGATCGTAGACGCTGATGTGCGCACGGCGGAGCTATCACGTTCGCTCACGGCCCTGGCAGACTACATGGCAGAGCGCGCTCGGAAGCGCGAGGGCAAGCTCGACGATGCAATGGTGGTCGTGCTTCGCAGTGCGCTGCACTGTTAGGGAGGACACGGAATGGCCAGCAGACGTCGAACGGAATCGACGCCACGGAGTCGTGTTAAGAACGCCCTGCGGTTGCTATGGTTGCACAGTCGGGAGCGGGCGAAGGTTATCAAGGAGTACCGCAATACGTGCGCCGAATGCGGGGTCAAAGGGTCGAAGGCCAAAGGGCGCGTGGTCAAGATTGAGGTCCATCACGATCCGCCTATCGGAGACAAATGGGAGAAGGTCATCGATCTGATTTTTGAGGAGATCTTGAACGCGCCGCAATACCCGCTCTGCAAGGAATGTCACGAGAAAAGGCATAACAAACTACCCTAACTCATTTTACTGTAAGGAGACATGATTATGGCAGGCGAACAAATGGATTTGATTGACGTCACACCCGAGGAACTCAAGAAGATCAAGCCGGTGGCGACAAAGTACAAGGCGGCGATGACGCGCCGGACGGAAGCGTTGGCCGAGGAAACACAGCTCAAGGAACAACTGCTCACGATGGTGAAAGAGGCGGACCTGACCCGCCTGGATGATGGCAGCATCAGGTTCACCTGCGACGGCCTGCTCATCACCGTCACACCACGCGACGAGCTGGTCCGGGTCAAAGAAACCGACGACGGATAGTTTCATCTCAAAGGAGACAGCTTATGAACATTACACTTGAGTTCACCGAGCCGTTGCTGGGAACGTTGCCGGCGGACCCGGACATTGCCAGGGAGTTCATTCTGGCCAATCATCCGACTGGCGTACCGGCGGCGGACGAAGACGCCACGTTGCCGGCGGCGGACGATGTGTTCGAGAAAAGCATTACGACCTTTGCCCGCGTGGACGGCAAGCCTATCGTGTGGGATTACCAGATCAAGGGGTTCTTCAAAGACGCCTGCCTCGCCATGATCGATATGCAGAGCCACACGCAGGATTCGCTCAAGAAGGCCGGTCTCACAAAGTACATGTATAAACGCACCATCGACAACGTGATCTTCCCCCGGCCCCGGTTCATCGCCTTGGAACAGCCGGACGGGCCTCCCGAATGGCCGAATTGGGAGAGCCTCCCGGAAGGTCCGATGGGATTGAAGCTGTTGCAGCGTCCTCTCCGAAAGGAAAATCCACGCGGCGGTACGACGTGCCTGGCGACCTCTGAGATTATCCCGCCCGGCACGAAGCTGCAATGTGAGATCTGCATTGGAGCCGACCGCCTGGAGCCCTACGTCGTCGAATGGCTCGACTACGGGGCTCTCAAAGGCTTGGGGCAGTGGCGAAATGCCAGTTACGGACGGTTCGCATGGTCCGCGCGAGCGTGAGCAAAGGCACAGCCCAGCACAGCAAAGCAAAGGCAAGGCTGCGCGATGCGGGGCAACGGCAAAGCGCTGCATGGCTCCGCTAAGGCAAGGCGCGGCATGGTGCGGCGATGCAAGGGCAAGGCAAAGCGAAGCGCAGCCTAGCAAAGGCAAAGCAAAGCGCCGCGCCGCGAAGGCGGGGCATAGCGAAGCACAGCGAAGCAAAGGCATGGTTAGGCATGGTTAGGCATAGCGAAGGCACAGCAAGGCACCGCTTAGCTCCGCTACGCAAAGGCAAAGCGAAGCGAGGCTAAGGCCAAGTGTAGCCGCGCGCTGCTAAGGCGGAGCGTCGTTGCGCAACGCAAAGGCAAAGTATAGCCAGGCGCAGCAAAGGCAAAGTACAGTAACGTTTGGCACAGCAACGGCAAGGCGTGGCAACGCGCGGCGCCGCAAAGGCAAGGCTCAGTATGGCACAGCAGAGCAAAGCAAAGGCACAGCATTGTAACGACGTTTGAAAATACGCATGGAGGCCGTCGATGTACGGTAAAATCTTCGCTGAAATCTTCGATTCGAGTTTGCAAGGCGAATGTGACGGCATCGCCATGTTTGTCTTTATGAGCATGATTGTCCTGGCGGACAAGGACGGCTATGTCCGCGTGGACGAGCTGAATTTCTATCGCAAGCTCGGCTTGCCGTGGGGCGACCCCGACGGCATTGACAAGTGGGCTCTACGTCGTTTCCGGGAAGCAATCGACCTATTGGCGGCCCCCGACGAAAACAGCAATATCGCCAAGGAGGGCGGCCGTCGCATCATTCCGCTATCTGAGTTGACTGGCGGCGAAGAAAATCGGGGCTGGTGGATCGTGAACTATGAGCATTACTGCCACAAGGCGAGCGAGGCCAAAATCCGAGCCCAAACACGAAAACGGGTTCAACGGCACCGGCAAAAACAGACGGAAACTATGCAAAAGTGTAACGCACCCGTAACGCAGTGTAACGAAAAACCTCGACATATAGATATACCTGTAAATATAGATAATATAGCGCAAGCTGCGCTTGCTTGTGCAGGCGATGAGTCTTTTGCACAGTTTTGGGATGCATATCCGAAGAAGCGCAGCAAGAAGGATGCACAAAAAGCATGGCGCAAGCTCAAACCTGATGACGCCCTCTTCCGGACGATCATGGACGCCGTGGCCTTCTGGAAGCAAACGCCAGATTGGATGAAAGAGAAAGGCGCCTACGTGCCGTTGCCGGCGACGTGGCTGCGTGGTGAGCGATGGACAGATGAACGCCCCGAACTGCCGCCGCCAAAGAAGGATATTCGCGAGACAATGCACGACTTCTTTGCCAAGCACCCGGAGTATGACGATGACCAAACTTGAGTTCGAGGAATTCTTTTTGAACGACCTGAAAGGACGTTGGCCCAAATGGGATCCCACACCGGCCATGCTGGAAGATTGGTTCTCTATTCTCCGCTACCACACGCCCGACGTAGCCAAGCAGGCCATCCAAGAGCACCGCCTGGGCGATAAGAGCACGCGATGGGAGCCGCAGCTTCGCGACGTCAAGAAGCGGCTCTGGCAGCTCTCGAAGCGCGCTGGTAGCGATGACGTGCTCGGTACGACGTATTTCGCCTACGTGCGGTGTCTTGAGCCGCCGGCAGGTCATCCCGAATGGCAGGACGAAGAATGGCTATCGCTGGAGCGGTTCGAACGGTCCCGCGCCACCGATAAGAGATACGTCGCCAGCTATGCCGAGCGGCGGGCGGCGGCGGTGCAGCAGGAAGAGGGCGGTCGGTGGTGCGGTGTCGTGCGCCCGGACGGCCAAATGCCGCCGGGGTTTCCGACGCTGGAGAAGGAGGAGGCGAGGCAGTGCGTCGAACAACATTGCCGCAACGGACCCAATACCGCCGCCCGGCGTTATTTGCTGGGCGCTTCCGGTAGCATGAGGCCCGTATTGAAAACGGTTGAGAGCGTCGCGAAAAGAGAGATAGACAAGGCGGCGGACGAACTTAACGAGGACCGATGGGAGTTTGGATGAGCAAATCGAAAATCATCCTGGATCTGTGCGGTGGCACCGGGGCTTGGTCGCAGCCGTACCGCGATGCCGGCTACGACGTGCGGCTGGTGACGTTGCCGGATGCCGACGTTCGGTTGCGAATGCCCATTGGCAACGTTCACGGCGTTCTGGCGGTACCACCCTGTACGCACCTGGCGGCGTCAGGAGCCCGCTGGTGGAAGGACAAGGGGCGGCAACCGCTATTGGATGCGTTGGCGGTTGCTGACGCCTGTATGCGAATTGTGGCCGTTGAGCAACCGGCATGGTGGGCGCTCGAAAACCCGGTGGGGAGATTACGCCACTACTACGGAGACCCGGCTTTCGACTTCCATCCCTGGGAGTTCGGCGATCCCTACACCAAGAGAACGTATCTGTGGGGAAAGTTTACTGCGCCGCAGCGGCAACCGTGCGAGCCGGAAATCACGGACCATAAAAAGTTCACGCTCAGAGACATGCACAGGCTGTTTCCGTCCCGGATGCACTTGCTCCCGGCCGGACCAGACCGGGCCCGCTATCCTTCAATCACTCCCCCCGGCTTCGCACAGGCATTTTTCAAGGCGAACCCATGATGAAAGAAAGGACTGACATGAAATCACGGCGAACGGTAGGCATCAAGCAGGAGAGGATGAGCGACTGCGTGCCGGCGGTTGCCGCAATGGCGACGGGAACGACGCTGGCTGAGGCGACGGGTGAAATGCGCGAGCATCCCGACGGCGGCTACGATGACCTGGAATTATTGCTGTACTGCGCCCGTCGTGGATTTCTCGCCGGAGCCTTGCAATGGGATGTGGATGACCGAGGGGGCGAGGCCATGCTGCTGCCGCTGAATCACCCGGCCTATGTGGTAGTCAAATCTGAGCGGCTGGAAGGAAAGCTACACGCTATCTATTGGGACGGCAAGCAAGTCTGGGACCCCAACCCGGACGCCAAAGACGGCCGACCCCTGTCCGAATACGATAAGGAAATATGGTGGCCTATCGTGCAATCCAAAGACGCGCCGGCACTGGCGGTAGAAAGGACCTGACATGAAATCAAGAATGATATTACTCGCAGTTGCGCTAGTAGGCGGGATTCTCCTGCACGTAGTGTTCCCGAGCACCATGTACCTGCTGGCTGAGGAGGTGTGCGTGCAGCCGATTTATCCGGTGACGCGGCTGCCGATGGAGATCGATCCCAACCTTGTGGATGGGCTGCTGCTGCCGCCGATCCCCGGCGACGAGGAGACGTGGGAGATGCAGGTAGGCAAGTTTAACCGCTCGGGCCGGGCGTGCGATCCGGAAGGGCACGCCTTCGATATCGTCGTGGTCGAGGCAACGTCGTCAACGACGGTCTACGCCTCCACGGCCGACGAAATCTGGACGCTGGCGTGCGAGAGCCTGCCGGGCGTCAACCGCGTCGTGCTGGATGCAACGGATACCTACGGTGCCGTCCAGCGATTTACAGTCATTTGGCTGGGTGTGGGCAACGAGCCGCCGGTGCTGTACTGATTCTTAGGAGACAAGGTATGAGTAAGCAAGCGCAGTTTGCGTTCGCCCACGAAACCAAATGCCTGCGTTGTGGGGCCGGGTGCAGGATCGACCCAGTGGTCGGGTCGAAGGCCCGCATGCTGAAACGTGCCGACCAGAAAGGGCTCTGCGTCAACTGCGCGGTGCATGACATATTGCGGCACCTGTACCCGGCGAACCTGATCCTGGCGAGGTCTGGTCCGCAGGGCTTGGCGTCGCCGCACATCCAGCGGCAGTTTTTCGAGATGTGCCGCGTGGGGGGAACCGATGCAAAATTTGAGGAGATCGATTGGCACGCCATCATAGCGAACTGGGAGCTGCCGTTTCCGACGACGATGAAACGGACGGCCACAAACCCCGTGACCGAGGAAGATATCGCCATGGCGCAACGGGAGGGTGAGCAGCGCCGAGCGGGAACTTGGCAAGAGCCGCAAACAGAAGAGGAATATCAGGCCCAACGGCAGTCGGCCATAGACCATGTGCTCAAGGCGGCGAGGAAGACGTTCGATGAAGATTCATAGACGGATCATTGCGACTGGCCGGGAATGGAAACCCTGTTGTGAGTGCGGCCAAAAATTCGACGAGGGCGAAATCCTGACCGCTGTTGATGTGGGCGGCAACTCGCCGATGGTCTACTGGCTCTGCGAGGATTGCACCGAGCGGTACTTCGGGCACTTGCTACGCCAAGGCTGGCGCAGCACTTGGAAGATACGACGAGCCGACGGCGCGGCCGAATCGGTGGATTGGGACAAGGTGGGGTGACTTCCCCGCCAGTGCCCTACTGATAAAGGAGCCATCTGATGGCCAACAACTTTGACGTGATTTACGTCGTGAAATTGCCGAACGGCACGTACTCGATACGGCGCAAGGCGGATCACGAGCCTATTGGGTACGTGGCGGTTCGCGAGAGCAAGGCAACGTTCACGTCGTATCCAGGGAAGATTGCCGCCGCCGAACAGGTCAGGATCGCTGCGTTCATGCTCAGTCTTGAGGAGCAAGGATGACCGACCTCCCTATCAACCAGATCGTGCAAGGTGACTGCATCGAGGTCATGGCCGACTGGCCGGAAAACTCCGTGGACATGGTCCTCGGGAGTCCGCCTTACGAAGACGCCCGAACGTATGGGATTGATTTCAGTCTCAAAGGGCAAGACTGGGTCGATTGGATGGTGAAAGTCGTGCAAGCGTCCCTGCGCGTGTGCAGCGGGCTTGTGGCTTTCGTCGTGGAGGGCAAGACGCGTAAGTTCCGCTATTCCGCCACGCCGGTTCTGCTGATGGCAGACCTGCATCGGGCGGGGGTCCATCTTCGCAAGCCACCTGCGTTTCATCGGGTGGGCATCCCCGGCAGCGGCGGTCCCGACTGGCTGCGGAACGATTACGAGTTCATCGTTTGCGCCACCAACGGGGGACGGTTGCCGTGGTCGGACAATACGGCGATGGGACATCCGCCCAAATGGGCACCGGGCGGTGCGATGAGCCACCGCGTCAGTAACGGCTCTCGGGTGAACCAATGGGGGCACTCTGTTGATAGCGGGGCTACGGTAGTGGATGCAGAAGGCGTGGTGCGGAGCAAGGGACGAAGGCCCAGCCACTTTGAGCATAGAAAGGCGGACGGAACGAGTGTCCTGCGTGAGAACCGCCAAGTAATGTCTCGCGAACGCGACGGCATCCATGCGCAGACACAAAATGGATATACAGTTCCCAAAAAGGCCAATCCCGGTAACGTCATCAAGTGCATTGTCGGCGGCGGCCAAATGGGCTCAAAGCTGGCCCATGAAAACGAGGCCCCGTTTCCAGAGTCGCTTGCCGAGTTCTTCGTGCGCTCGTACTGCCCGCCCGATGGGATTGTACTGGACCCGTTTTCCGGTAGTGGGACCACGGTGTCAGTGGCGATACGAAACGGTCGGCGGTTCGTCGGGATAGATATTCGAGATTCGCAGGTGGAACTTGGCGGGCGTCGCGTGCAGGAGGCCCGCAACGGGCAGAAGGGGCTTTTCGAATGATCTGCTGTGAGTGCAATACTTGGGGTGCGCACGGCGTGCTCCATCTTGGACCCTGCCCGAAAGAACGGAAGCTCGGCTCGGCGGAGTGTACGATAATCTATGCCCGGAGCATTGCCATCCTCGGCGCCGGTCGCCCGGACGAAGTGATAATGACCGAGAACCAGTTCACCGCGTTTCGCGTGGCCTCGTTTGTCGTGATGCACACAGCGCTGGGTGACGAGACGGCGAACACGGAGCGGTTCGTGAAGGCCGTTGCGGGCACGTCAGATGAGAAGCTCATGTACGCGCTGCAGCGTCACCCCGCCAAGACGCTGGCCCTGGTGCGGGCCTGGCTGCAAACGTCGGACCGGAAAAAGGTGATTGTGTGATGGAACCGCAAGCTCGAAAACTGTATACCGTGACGTCGCGCCGGTCTGTCGGAATGTGCAAATGGACGCACAACGAGGATATTTGTGCCTGGGAAACGGACTGCAAGCACACGTTCACTCTCGAAAACGGCGGGCCAACGGACAATTCCATGGCGTATTGTTGCTATTGCGGTCGGGTGCTGGTGCAATGTCGCCGCGTGCTGGTCAAGATGAAAAAGGCCGGCCAAGAATGAAATGGAGGCTTAGTAATCGTGCAGGGAGACGTGCGGTAGAAATTGCCGACCGCCACTACAATCGGCAGAAACCCGGCACGCCCCAATTTGTGCCACCGGGGCGGTGCCTCGTATTCGTGACGGTGGGCGGTGACGCAGTATGGGTGACTTCGTGGCCGTTTGCGGAGTACACAAAACATGCCTGGGCGGGAGCGTGGGTGAATACCACCTTTCGTAACGAAGGGGACACACTCAGTAGTACGTTGATTCGACAAGCGGTAGCGGCGACTCTGGCTTTGTGGCCCAAACCCCCGGCGCTGGGGATAGTGACGTTCGTAGACGCGGCAAAGGTGCGGCGGAAGCGAGACCCAGGGCGTTGCTATCGCAAAGCGGGATTCTCGCATGTTGGGTTTACCAAGGGTGGATTATGGGCACTGCAAATGGTGCCAAGTGAAATGCCAGAAGCGAAAATGCCTATAGGGGGACAATGGGAGATGAAAAAGGTCGGCCAAGAATGACCGACCTTCAGGGTGATGCGGGAGCGAGGGCTATCCGCTTTGGTGTTTTGTTTTCACGTCTGTTGGGTCAAGGCCAAAATTACCACACGGCGTATCTGGGTCCGGTAGGTCGCATTCCGTTAGGGTGTGCGGGTCCACACCGAATACACTTCGTTCGAACGTGACCAGATTATATTTGCCCGTGACAGCCACGCGCACGGTGCCGTCCTCGTTGTAGCCTTCGATAATTACGCGCTGGCCGGTCGTACTCATTTGGTACAGACGGTCACAGGGCCAGCGGCGGCACATATCGGCGACGCGGCGCGGTCGGGTAGCGACCCAATTATCCCACTCCCGTCGCTGTTCTGGGGTCCAATTTATGTGGCGAGCCACGGTCATTCTCCTTTCGCCTCCAATAGAATCGGGCATAGTACCGCCTCCTCTGCTTCTACGTATCCGGTTGGGTAGGTGCGACCAGTGCGTTTTACGACACCATTCACCTCTAACGCTTCCGGCAAGCCTTCGTTTTCTGACCAGCCCTTGAGCCAGACATGCCCGTCTCTTGCCGGCTCATCAAGGCAGACGGTAGCTACGGCTATTGGCTCGCCGTGCAAGCTCACTACACGTAATGCCGCCGATCCGTCTGCGTAGTGACCCCCGACAATCTCGCAATCTTCGTTGATGTACTTGGTTTTGATAGGGTAGCTCATATTAGTGTCTCCTTTCCAAAAAACCGGGCGCCCCGCGCGGAGGCTGTTGCGCGGGGGCGCTACGCCCGGCTGTACGCTATACTTGCCAGTTGTCTTCACATTCCTCGATGTACGCCTTAGCTTCGTCATCCAGCGGAATCAAGAGGCTTCCACTGCCCGAGTATTCATCGACCAGTACGTCGATGACCTCTTTGGCCCGCTCGTCCTTGTAGATAGTATCGGGCCAATTGAGTTCGACGTAACACGGTAGGTGTACGAGCTGGTACGTATCCAGCAGGTCTGTTACTCCCTCGCAATTGATTTGCACTTGCATGGCTATGCCTCCAGTCAATTCAATAGGGTTTCGTTGCGGGCTCCACTGGCCCATGCTCGGCCCCCCCAGGGCGCAGGTCAACTGTCACTCGCAGAGGTCCTGCTCGTATTGCTGGAGGTCATCGGGTAGCGCTTCGTCTTGGCTGAGCAGCCACCGCGCCGCCTCTTGCGGGCTCACCCATTCGGCGTGAGGCGTAGTCCCCTCGTAGTCGCTCCAATACTCCAGCCAGTACCGTCCCCGCCGGGAGCGGTATAGCCGTTGGTGGCTCCACTGCGAGCCGGTGGCGCGGCTGATGTGATTGGAGCCGTTCCACCAGGTGTCCTCAGTCCAGCTCTCTGTTGCATTTTGGGTTTTGACGACGGTTCCATCTTCCATGCGATAAGTTGCCATGATACTACCTCCTGCCCATAAGGCATTTGAGTAGTGAATGACAGGGCTCCGATGGCCCATAATGCCCGCCCCGGACTCGAACCGGGGCTGTGCCTACGCGGGCAGAGGCGCGGGTCACGCCTCTATGGTTTTGTGGTCCGTGGTGGCGATGTCGTCCGGTTCGGCGTCGTGCCGCTCGATGGTAGTCTCCCTCGCGCGATTGCCGTAGCCAGCCCCATGGTCCTGGGTCTCGCTGCGCAGATACGCCACGCGGGCATCGCGCAGGCTGGGACCGCAATAGACGGTCTCGCGGTTCCAGAACGTACTACTGGGTTGCAGGGAGCCCGTGGTTTTGACGACGACGCGGTAGATGTAGTCGCTTGCCATGATCCTGTCTCCTACCCCGATTCGGCCGGGTATCCGGGAGCTTGTTCCGGTGGCTCCGTCCGGTTGTATGCTCTATTCGTGGGGTATCAGTCTAAATAGGCCGTGCCACCTAACCCATCAGCGGTCGTGCACTGATACTGTACGTATCGGCGGCCGTCATCATGCGGGGCAAAATCAAAGCGGTCTGGATGCTCCTTGATCGCTTCAAAAACGGCTTGGGCATCATTGTGATTTTCACAGATGATCTTGCCTATGCCAAACCCAGATCCGCCGTCCTTTGTTTCGCAGCCGTACTCCACGATTTGTGTTGGCGTTGCCATGATTCATACCTCCTATCAGGTTTCATTGCGGCTCCAGCGGCCAATACGGGCAGGCCCGAAGGCGCGCCCGTGCAGGTCGATGGCGTCAAAACGCCATGAAGGCAGGGGCCTTCCACCACGCAAGGACTGTGTTGTCGGCCTGCCGGATGATCTGGGCAGAGTCGGGAATCGGAATATACCCCAGCGCGCGGGACAAATGCGCGTTGGCGCCACCGATTTGCAGGCTGTCGATGTATTGCGAGATCCACCGTTCCAACCTGGTTCTGGTGGCTCTGCCTCGCCATGCCATTGTGCAGTGTCGCCCGCGTTCGGTTAGCACGAGTCGATATTGTGGTGTCGTGGTGCGTCCCATGATAGCCTCCAAATAAAGCGGGCCCGGTCACTGGCAAATCTGGTCTGGCAACCGAGAGAAGCGCAGGGACGCGGGCCCATGAATGATGGATCGGATTGCGACGGCTGCCAGACCATAACTATACTCTATCATACATCGGCAGGAATGCAAGGGAAACGTGAGAAAATGTGTGAAATCATGGCTGACAGGCCAGAAACAACGATAAAATCCAAGTACTGTAAAAGTATAGGACAATGCCATAAACCACGTTTCCACGCAACATCGTGACGCGCGCAACCTACCCCAGACTAACAGGTTACAACAAGGAATAAGTAAAATATGTGTTT